GGATAAGTGGTATGACATGCAGTCAGGAATAAAAACCACGTAGGGGTAACCAAAGAATGTTCTGTATACACAGTACAATTATATCTTGGAATCGTACGCACTACTTAACATAATCCAGATTATGTAACATACTTCTATAACTCCCCCAACCTTTTATTGTATTATGTGGGGAATGTTTAGACACACCTAAAAAGTTTAGATGGACATGTAAGGAGTTTCCCCTGGCTTACGATTGATATGCCATGTCCCCAATTCAATATTACGTTTGTCAAACTTAAACTCATCAGGAAGGGCGGGGTTCTCAGATACATCTTTGATTGTTCTCCTTATATCTTCACGGACTGTCTTGTATTCCTCATAGGACATATCGTTAATAAGGTTGGGGTAGGAGTAGTCAATGTAATACCCCGCATCAATCAACTCCTGAATCCATGCCTTTGTCTCATGACCATAAGCCTTAGAAAATTCGGTGGGATCGAACTCAAAGTTCAAAAAAAGTGTTGTATAATTATTCAAGTCATCCTGTCTGACAAACACATCCTTAATCCATGGGAACTTCTTTTTTAATGCTCTCTTAATCAACTTGAAAGCATATATGTCATAAATTTTTTCGGGGGTTGGTAACCACATGTCAATATTGTTTATTATAAATACTCAGTCTTAATCATCTTTTGGCATACCTCCACAATTTCCTTGGGGAATATCTCATAGTCAGACACTTCGTATAACTTCTCAATCTTGGCGTCAACACATACCCAAGCATCCATGCCAATAGGTTTCCTGTTAAATCCCCTCTTTGCTTTCTCAAAATACAGAGAACCAACCTCTTGCTCATTGAAGGAGATAATGAACCTTATCCTATCCTCCATCTTATCCATCTTATAAATAAAATCTGTCATGTTGATAAGTATATCATCGGAACATATAAAAATAAAGTTATCCACATACTGACATTCTGTCTGTAGGGGGCAACATGTGGAAAACTTTTTCCTTTGTGGATAAATAAATAGGGGGAAAAACTTGACTTTGTCATAATGTCAGGGGAGCGTTACATGGGGGATAATCCCTTTGGGGGGTTTTGGTTCCCCCACACTCTACCACTTTCCCCCACCATGAGTAGTGTATTTATGGCTGGTTATAGTGTAATGACCACTTTTTCCCCCCTGACGATAGTGTGAGGACCATATTTTTACTATATGTAAAACCTAGCAAAAAAAGTAATAGTAAGTGTAAGGTCGCGGGGAACGAACGTAGTGAGTGTTTTATCCCCTCTTCAACGAATCCCATAGGTTATTATGGTCACCTCGTATGGATGATTATAGTCCCCTTCAACGACATATCGTAGATGGTGGGACTAATGAATATAACATCTAATTACTACCGAAGGTCTTATCTTTAATGTTATCTCACCATAGAATTGTAATGTGAAATAATGTATGTTAATTCGGAAATTATCCGAATAGGATAGTTTTATTTAACATCTCACCTTCACACAATATCACCATGTCATTTGATGTCCTATCATTTGGCGGGGGACACTCTATTAGGTGGGGACAGTTTGTCCCCATGTAGGAATTATACCCTTTAGGGATGTAAAGTTTCCTTTATACGTGAATATTGAAAAAACTATCCCGATAAGGTATAACTCTCCAAATGTGTGTTAAAAAATAAGATTTGGAAGATTATACGATGAGAGAATGAATGGAGGGACAATCCACGGAACGAAGTGTAGTGGATCATGTCTGTCCCGAAATGAGTTCTCTTATTGGATAATCTTTAAGGACTGTTAAAAATAAACCCCCACCTTTTGAGTGAGGGTCTGATTACATTCCTAATTCACTTAAGATATATGGTTCTATATCTTCCTTCTTCATCGTGTAAGGAATTCGGATAAGTTTGATTCCGTTTTCTTCACAGTATTGGTCTTTGATTTTATCTAATTGTTGCCTTCTTAAAAACCCTTCTTCTCCTCCGAAAAATTTTTTAGGTTTGAAATGTTGTTCACCATCATATTCGATACAACAATTATATTTTGGTAAATAAAAATCGAATGGTAATTGTTTACATGCAGTTCCTTGTCTACTATTATGACAATCTAAAAATTTATGTTGTTTATAGAATTTGATTTTATTTTTAACCAATAAGTTTTCGATAAGTATTTCGCCTGAAGATACTTTTGTTAAGAAATGAGAAGTTATTTGATTATAAATTCCTCTCTTAATTGCTGCTTTATAAGCTCCTCCTGATTCTCGAGCGAAATCCACAGATGTTTGATATTTTAATGCTTCTTTTTTTAACATATCATCAGTCCAATTTGTTAGTTTAGAATCTAAAAACTCTTTGAACTTTGACATTAATCCCCTGCGTCTAGCATAATTACACAAATTCGGAGAGGCATTACAAAAATCTTGAATTGTTTTATATTTACGTGCCTCGTTCTCTATATCCTCATCAGACCATTCATTTGGTCTGACCATATGAGATGTGAAGTCATAAAGAAGTCCTTTTCTTCTAAGGGCATGATATGCATTATAATAGTCTCTTCTAAAATCTTTGACATTATCGTATTGTAAGGTAATATCCCTCAATTTATCGATTGTCCAATCTATTTTTTTTACTACGTAGTTTTTTGTAATATCCTCTACCCAACCATTTTTTTTTGCTGAAGCATATGCACCTCCAGAGAACCTTTGGAAATCAGTCAGGTTTTCATATTTTGAAGCCTCTTTGAATGCTTCCTCTTTAGTCCAAAATGTATTTTTTTCTGTAGTGGTTTTGTAACCACATGGTTTACAACCCCTTCCCATTAAATGAGAAGCAGGCGTTTGTGAAAATGACCCATGAATCGGACAAATAATAGTGACAGGTACATGATTAGATTTATATTCTACTTCAGAATAGTCGTATTTATCACCATGAATTCCCTTAGCTTTCGTAATAAATTCATCTTGGGTTGATTTTTTTGGCATCTCTAAAATAACTTCCCTCGTTTGTTCTCGAATAATATGTCTAATAAGTTCTCTCATCTTTAATAAATATAAAACCCCCACCTTTTGAATGAACGAACTTGTTGGATAATCTGATTATTATTCGTACCTTTGGAACTATGAAGAATACCCTGAAACTTAAGAGATTGATGATGTCGTACTTGGACTCCATGTACCCTGAGATTTATCTATTGGAGTTAAATCACTTGGGCGATGTGGTAGAGACCTTTGATAAGGATGCACAAGGAAATTGGTTTGACGATAGAAGAGTCGGTAGGTCTAAAAATAGTTGGTTTGACATGAGAAAGGAAATCATCGCCAGATTGGAGTTGATGTTCTCTGTGAATTATATCACCGCTGACACCGTAGTGAATCATTGGGTGGACTGTCGACCTAAGTATAAGTACGTGAGAAAGTCTATGGACGAGCAAGTTCTTGTACCCGTGACAAATAAAATAAGTGACTTACCTGAAGTATTAAAGGAAGAATGGGTCCTAGAACCCGTGACTAAGGAATGTGGTATGACATTGTAACTGTCATATTAATTTTGATACTCCGAGATCTCTTTCTCTGATGTAGAATAATCCTGAATATCTTAATCCTTTGGTTACAAGTTTAACTTCATGAAACTCCGTAGATTTATAATGATAGACATCTCCCACATCTGCGACAAACAATTTATCATTGAGGAAAAATTCCCCACCTTCGTAGTCGTCATTAAGTTTAACATTAATGTTATATAAAAAATCTTTGTTGAATTCTTTTTCTTGAGTTCTATCTATGTGTCTCGGAAAATGGTCTCCCACCTCATACTTTAATATCGCCAGGTTGACGGATAAAATTGATAGTCCTAATTTTTCTTTTCCGTAATTAATTATCCTATCGGAAACATGATTACCCGGTTGGAAAGTAAAAATCTGATAACTTGAAAAATCAGTAATTTTCTCCCATTCGTTTTGACCTTCAGCAAAGGATATAAGGTCGTCACATTCATTTTTAGTGAATAATTTTTTGTACATAATTTCTAATATACTTATATTATTATAATATTAAATAGTTTGTAACAATATAACTGTCGTATGCCGGGGTCGATTATCCCCCAACCCCCTTTTTTATTTTACCGATATTTATTAACATGAAATATATTATATCTGAACAAAGATTAGAGAGATTGGTGAATAAGTACTTAAGTTCTTTGGGGTTCACAGAAGGGAATGATGATGCCGATGGGTTCGATATAATGCAGGGTAATAGTGAAGTACTGGCTTACCGTTATGAAGAAGAGAGATTATACATTAGCACTGATTTAATTGAAGATATAGACACCATTTTTAATTTAAGTCGAAAAGAAAGTATGAGATATATTAGAAATTGGTTTCAGGACGAATATAATACACGAGCAAGGACAGTATGGTTGTTATTTCCTGATGAACCATTCACCTATTAATCTGTCGTACACCGGGTTCGATTTTCCCCCAACCCCCTTTTTATTTAACCGATATTTATTAACATGAAATATATTATATCTGAAAGTCAGCTTGATAAAATCATGATAAAATACTTGGACAGTTTTTTATTGGATAAAGATATAATTAATACCCAAACAAGTACCCTCGTGTACGATGGAGATAACTTACTTTTTACTTACTTGCCAAGACCAAGAGAGTTATTTACATTAGAGGACTTTTTAGATACTTTCGAAACCATGTTTAACCTTACAAGACCCCAAGCTCTCCAATTCATTCTCGGTTGGTTTGAAAACCAATTTGGAGTTACAGTCCGAAAATCAATGACCTCGTTTTAATTTCCTTATATTTATCTATATGAAATATATTATATCTGAGGGTCGGCTTGATAAAATCATGACAAGTTATTTGGATTCATTCTTAACCTCCAAACAAATCTTGGATTATGGTGATAGTTTGGTAATCGCGGATCGGAATACTGATGATGACACTTCTTTTTGGACTGAATATATGTTCTATAACCATGACGATGAGGACTTATGGGTGAACAATCAATTTATTGAGGAATTCAGCTATTTGTTTAATAAAGATTATGAAGAATCTATTACCTTTATAAAAGATTGGTTCAAGAAAGAATTCAATGTAAAATGAAATATATTATCTCCGAGAGTCGACTTGATAACATCATGAAAAAGTATTTGGATTCTTTCTTATTAAGTAAGGATGTAATCGATAATCAAGCGGGTATCGCCGTGTATGATGATGAGGAGAACTATTTAGAATATTTCCCAAGAAAAAGAGAACTATTCATATTGGGCGAATTCTTGGATGAGTTCGAAACTATGTTCGGTCTTACTCGAAAGGAAGCAGTTAGATTCATTACGAATTGGTTTGAGAATGAATTTCATGTGAAAGTTTATATGGCTGGGTAATTGGTTACTACCCTTTATATTTTTTGCCACTACCCATATATAAAGACTTAAACTTCTCGTGTGCTTCCTCATTATTGTAGATGTAATTTCTGACCATATCTTCTAACTCATACATTTCATCCGCGTGTGAATCAGCATAACTATCAGGTATTACACTTATAATCCCCGAGTATATTGCTCTATCTACATATGTCTCAAAGTCAGGCATGAATGATGGAACGTACCACTCTGCGGCTTGAATAACCGCAGGAATAAGTTCAGGGAATCTTCTCTTAAGATATGGGTTACTCTCATTAATCCCCATCACTTCTTTGATTCTATCTATATCTTCTTTTAAGTTCATTCTAAATGGAGTTTGCTTATGTAGATTTGTTTGAGTGTTTGAAACAGTTCTCTGTCTCTATTGATTGTTCTTAATAAAATAATTTCAAGTTCCCTTAATTCTTCGTGGGTTAAATCATAAGTTTCTACTACGTCTCTTACTGAAGCAAATATTGACCTGTCTAAAAAATTCCTGAAATCATCGTCAGAATATTCTCTGTCTCCCCTAACATATATTTGGTCAGCAACATCAACAACTGCATCTAAAAACGCAGGAATTCTTCTTCTTAGAAAAGTATTAAGGAAACCTTCATTGATCCCCATAACCTCCTTGATTCTATTTATATCTTCTTGTAAATTCATTTGGTTATATGTTGGAGATATAGTGATCGTAAATCTCATCGTATATCGAATGTTTCTTTATTAAATCCAATACCATTGGCTCTAACTCGTCACATATTTTTAACTGTTCTTGGTATTCCCCTCCTATTTCATCGGCAACAAAATCTCTTGTTGCTGAGAATGCAACCCTTTCTAAAAAATCATCAAAGTCTTTGAATCTACGTGGTGACAACCAATCATATGAAGCTTCAATATAATCAAGCAAAGCATCCATTCTTCTTTTGACACGAACAAGTTCCTTGGATTCATTGATTGATGAGTCTTCACTTGAATAGTAATGGTGTCTGATTTTTCTAAATAATCTTTCGTCATTACGTAATGTTTGAAGAGCAAATGGGATTAGCTCCTCTATTTCTTCATAAGTCAGAAGAATATTATTATGACCAAAGAAACCATCTATTGAATGTGTTAAAATCATCTCAAGATATTCTTCAAAACTATCCGCTTCTTCTACCTCCATCCACTCGAAAGAAGTAATAAGATCATCAAGAAATTCGTCCTGTCTTCTCCTGAAGAACATATCACGGCTTTCAGTGATTGTCGGATTGTAACTTTCATTTTGATATTTTGTATCTCGGAGGAAGTTATTAACAAAATCTTTTTCCTCTTGATTCAGAACCACCATAAACATTGAGTTTCCTTCAGAATCTTTACGTAACAGACTTCTTAGTGGTAGGAATTCATTACCATAGTCAGTATGTTTGAAATTTACTTCCCCATCATCAAATAATATCATAGTTATCTCTTCACCGTATTTGTTAGTAAGTTCACCTTTCCTAACAACTTCAGGTTTCCTGTCGAGTCCCATGACTTCCTTAATCCTATTTATGTCTTCATGCAAATTCATATAGATAAATATACAGGAAATAAAAAACCCCCACCTTTTGGGTGAGGGCCTTAATTAAAATACTCTTAGAAAATGTCCCAAGAGACCCGTTACTCCGATCATAATTGGAATGTAGGTTTTTGCTCCACCCATTAGTGATAGGTGCATTACTGCCGCCGCACTCATGAATGACGCGATTAGAATTGCTCCGAACAATGATGTTGCAGGAATCAATAGTAGTACAACTCCTAACAATTCACCTAATCCTGTAACGACTCTGTACTTCTCTAACTTCATGAATGCGAAGTTCCCCACCATTTCTTGTGTTCCAACAAGTTTATCGATTGCACCTTTTCCTAAAAAGAGTGCGGTTACAACGGATAGTGCCCATCCGATAATTGATAAAATTTCCATAGTTTTATTTTTTGTATTTGTTTGTTATTTTTTCTTATTCTTCTGTATCTTCCTCTTCATCTATTTCTCCACTACAACGGTATTCAACCTCATCTCTGTATGAAGTGACATCTTGTTGGTGTTCCACTCCATCGCATTCGTCCCAAGGACAATCTTCAACTATTTGTAACGCTTCTTCTTCTGTTTCAGCCTCAACGTGAAGGGTCCACGCCTCTTCTACATATCGTTCTGCAACAATGATAAATTTCTTCTTTGCCATAACTTTTTTATTTTTTATATAATTGTGTTAATCGTTCTAATTCTTCTTCGTTTAATTCTACTTCATCGTCATATGAAAATTCGATGTCATCAGTGTAAACCTTTTCATCGTCGTGGTGGTAAATGTCATCGCATCCACCATCAGCGCATGACTCGATAAGATCACGTGCTTCGTCTTCATCTTCTGCCAATACACTATACGTCCAAGCGGTAACGAGTGTTCTTTCACCAATAAATGTAAATTTCTTTTTTGCCATAACTTTTTTATTTAACGGTAATAATTTATTTTGATATTGTCAAATAAACACAATACCTATTTTCCTTTTAAGAAATATAATGCTATTGCTCCGATGATAAGGTACATCATAAAGTTCGGGATATTGTTTATCCCCCAAACAACAATGAATCCTACAATCAAAACATTGATAAGTCGTAACATGTGTTATTTTTATTTTAGGTGTGTACCAAATATAAAAAAAATATCTGAATAAAAAAACCTCACCGTTATGGTGAGGTTCCTGATTTGTTAAATATTATTTCTTTTTCTTAACACAGTTCGGATATCTTTTTCCAAACATGGTTTTCATCCCTTTCTGAGTATATCCTTTCCAACATCTTTCAGTTATTTCACCTTCGAATAAATCTGTAGTATCCTCCTCACAATTACGGACAAATGCCGAACGCATTTGAGGTGGGATCCCAAAGTAATCATTTACAGTAGTGTAAATTTCATTCATTATATTTTTTGCTAAATCATGGACCGTAAGATGATTGAGACTGACTTTGAATATCACTGAAACCCAATATCTTGGATATTGAACATTTTTAGTATTCCCATCAACTTCTATTTTACAAATATCATCAGGATATTTGGAAACTATAGAGCTATCAACTAGTTTCTGTATTAGACGAGTATAATCAACGTTTCGTTCTTCTCTTAATATTTTTCGGATAAGGTCTCTCATTATATATAAATACACAAAGAACGAAATACTTTGCTGATTAAAATAACTTTCGTAAGACTTTGAGTTTAATGTTATCTATCTTTGTGGTCCCTTTTATAGTCCATAACTCCTTATCAATCAAACTATCATATTTCTTGTAAAGGTAATGTCTTAGAAACAAAAAATCCCAATGGTCAACAACAAACCTCTTTACATAAGTTTTATTTGGTAACCTAAAAGAAAAAGATAATAATGAACTCTCCTGAAGTTTATTAAGGACTGTAAAAACTCTGAAGTTAAATGAAGAAGAATCTCCATAATATCCAATAGTAAATAAACTAACTTTGAAACTGACTCTATGTAGTTTCCATGAAACTTTCTCTAAAAACTTATTTATACCCATATTGTAAAAATAATAAAAAGTTTCTGATTATAAAGAAAGCGAATACGTTTTTCCAATCTTATTTTTGTGTATATTTCTTAATATGACAACCATCGAAAAACATATTGTAAAATATATTGATGATAAGTTTGGATTTCCTTATTTACATTATAGCCGAGAAGAACAGACATGGGTAAATGAGTTTTTTCTATTTGATATAAAAACACAAACAATGTTTATCTCTGACATCGCTCGAAATGAACTATACAAAAGATTCGGGAAGGGTTATATTGATAATGTCCTTTTGACCGTAGTTTCTTATTGGTTCAAAAAGACATATAAACTTGATGTAAAAGAAATAGAATAACTATTTACCAGTATGAGTTACTTAGTCGCAAACATCCCACCCGTAGAAGTTTTTATAGATAAAAAGTTTTTATACGATTTTCAAAAAGATGAATCAGGAAAATACTTGGGTGATGGTGAATGGGAAAAAGGACATTGGGTCAGCGTAAAATCTATTCCAAACCGTGCATTATTATTCGAAACTTATGTCGATAAGTTCGGAGCAGTTTACGATAAATTACCAATACACGCATTTCGTTGGAGGGAACCACAACCGAACGATAAGGTGTTTCCTTTGGATTTCTTACAACTTTGGGATTGCCTGTCATACAACATATCTGTAATTGAGAAACGTGTCCTTAGAGGTGTTAAAACCTACACTACGATGAAGGACCAAAGTATTGTTGAAGGTGAGTATTTGTTTACTATCGATACGACTCACTCGGATCCAAATGAAATAGATTGTGGATGGAGTGAAACTCCTAATGAACACAAATGTTACAATATATCCAAATTAGAAAATGGACAGATATGTGCTCAACCTAATAACCGAACAAGATGGTATCAACCGAGTAGAACCTCGGATATATCACAAATCCCTTATTTCAGATATTCGACAAAAATTTGGAAATCAGAGGACTATAGTAAATGGCGTCCTTCAGATGAGAATTGGGACTATAATCCCTAATGACTATTGTAGTTCACCAATCAAAACCATAGGAGTCATCCCTAATGCGGCAGCGGTTGAAAGTCTTGTATTACCTGCAACCAAGTAATATCTATCACCAAACTTAAGTATCATTGGCCTATCATAAACTCCACCCATGAGAGCTTTGGATAATTTTGTTGGATTGGTTTTGTTGAATTCTTTGGCAATTTGCCTTACCTTATCCATTTCTCCCACCTTGATTTTGTTGGAATGTGTGTTTTCCAATTTACTCCACACTTCATAAGGAATTTCAATTTCAACACCGTTTCTGAATGCTTTTACAATATCTTTAACTGATGTATCGACCCCATAATTCCTCGATAAATCCTCCACCGTTCTTTCGATTTCTTCTATTTCATCATCGATGGGATCTTTTTTTCTCCGAAGAGAAACGACTTTTTTATCTTCGTAAAGTCTTTCTTTGAAATCAGGATTTTGTTTGTCAAACTTTTTAATAAAAATACCTGAGAGAACGTTACTCATGTTCTCCTCAGGTCCCCCAATGTCTTGTATCTTTTTCTTGTCGTCCAATCCCATCTCTTGATATTGATATTCATGAACCCATTCATGAGATATGGTTCTCAAGATGTCAATTAGCATTCTACCTTTAGCCAAAATATACATTTTACTTCCTGGCATTCTTACACCAGTAGTACCTGTGGTGGATTGGTCACCAGTAAGATTAACCTCCACATCTGAAGACAGTGGGAGTTGGCTTTGTAGAAATTTAATAAATGAAGAAATAACCTCTAATTGTTCCTGATTAACTTCTGATTTTGGACTTTTAATACAAACTTTCATCAGGTATAAATATTATGAAATATGGTTATTTTCGTGATGGGTGAATTCCGTTTACTCAGACGGTAACTTTTTGTTTTCTATTCTCTCTTACTTTATATGCAGCCGATACGACTTTGACCAACTCTCCCATAGGATTATTTCCTAATAGGTATCTCATTCGGGTTTCCGATTCTAATGTTCTTACTTTCATGATATTTTGTTTATTTAATAAATACTTGTTTCTAACCAAATATTATTTGGTGTTGTGTGATTTGTCAATTGCTTTAATACACTTTTTCATAGCTTCGAACTGACCCCAAGTTAACATGAATCGAAGTGGACCGTTCACGTCCTCAATATGTATATCATACCCATCACCATTTGACCATTCAGTAACTTCCAAAAAATCACCTTTCCCTTTTCTATCACCTAATGAATGGTGACAAAAATCTTCCAAATCAACAAACGCTGATTTTCTATTTTCAATATTTATTTCCTTCTTCATATCTTTTTTTAGTGAGTTTCAATCCCTAAAAGTAAAGAAAATAATCCATAAAAAAAAATAAGTGGTTAATTTTAACCACTTATTTTTTCTCCCACACACCTTCAGAAGTGATGATGGGTTTACTATTTCTGTCAATCATAATCCATTCCGCTCTGGTCAATCCGAATGATTCGAAACATTCCATTACTTGTTCTAAGGTAAAAGATTTACAGGAATAAATGTCGAATTGCACCATCGGTAATTCCAAATTGTCCCAAATGTGAATTGATGCATGTGAGGTTGCCAAAGTTACAGTTCCTGTCAGGCCTTCATTACCTGGATCTGAAACATAGACACTTGTTGGCCCAGCAACAACCTTCATCCCCACATTTTCAACCAAGTTTATGAACCAATTATTCAATTCTTCCACCTTTTTAGGTGGATTAGTAGCCCAACATCTAAGTAATAAATGTTGGTGGTAAGGATTAAATTTTTCCATCAATTTATTATGTAATTTCTTACATATATATCAAGAATTTAGAAAAAATTAAAATTTGAACCCTGTGAGTCTTTCGTAAAGTTTTTCCCCTTCTGAAAGTGTTTCTCTAACATAACTTGGATAGATAGATTTGTAGTAATCATGTATCTGTCTAATCCAATGTTCTCCATAGTTTTTATGTAAGTATCCAATACAAATACATTGTAATATTCTATCCCATTTCCTATATGTAAGATGTTGAACTCCGAAAAAATCAAAATCGAAAAGTTTAATTATATCTTCTTCACTTCTGAGTGTCAGTTCCTTTTCATTTCTATCATCATGAGAATACGATAATAGACTATTACATTGGTTATAACCTTTCGGTGTTGTTACAATAAATTTGAATGGAAAAGTATAATTACTATTCGTAATCCCTTGATACTCTTGTTCAACCATCAAAAATTCTTTGTGTGATAAGAAAGTTTCTTTATTTCTAACTTGATTCTTGTAAGTTTCATTGATTTCCATTAAATTCAAATGAATCATCAGTTGTTCGATGTAACATTCCCCACCAGCATCGTCAATAAATTTCTTATTTTTTTGATAGTGTTCAATAGATTTCTTTGCTGCCAAGTTCATTGACTCATAATCCTTGGCATATATGACTGACATATTTGGTATCTCAGAAACCTTGAAATTATCTTTCTTGAAATCACTGTGTTGTTTCTCCAAAACATAAAAAAGTCCAGCGTATGTTTTGACAAGATTCGGAAAATCATGTTCATTCAATCCTTCGGGTCCTACGTCACTAGGACTTGAAAATATGAATTCTTTATTTGAATCTTGGAAATGAAAATTCTTGTATAATATTGTGTCAGTATCTATATGTAAGAACTCTTCTTTAATATTTTCATAAACCTTGAGTTTATAATAACTGTACATCCTACTTTTCTCTTTGTTCAACAATGAGGTGTTAACATAGTCATAGGGTAATCCTATATCCTTCATTTGTTTTTTAGTAGAAGTATTGGTGTAAATTGAAATATTCCCGTAATTTTTCTTTGCCTCAAGTACACTCAATAATTGTGGGTACATTTCTTCCTTCCAAATTATTTGTTTGGGTATGTACGTATGATAAACATTCAACATTATACTAAAATTCAATCGCAATTATCAGGGTGAGGACAAGCTTGACCAGCTCCTTCAATATATCCATATCTAAGATTAATATTTGTACTTTTGAGGTACGGAGTTTTCTTCCCACACACAACGCAAGTATCATAGTCATCAGGACGATTTATAGCTGTCACCAATCCATCTTCATTAATAGTTAGTCCAACATGTTCATCATCAATTTGAGGTCCTTCTAAGTCCCTCTTTGCTTGCCAAAATCTATCATGGACTTTCTTACCCATATCATAATAATTTGACGTTGATAAAATCTCTTCTTCAGTAAAAGTAATTTTGATTGACATAATATGTTTTTTATATTCAAAACATAATTAGTTAAAAAGAAAAAATAAATGTATTTATCAATATGATTAACATAAAAACATTATCAGAAAAGTTAAAATACTTAATCGGAGAAGAATCGAATCGACAATTCGAAATATTGGATTTGGATGTGGATTTTTATGACGGAAACAGTGGTTATCAATTAATCATTAAGTTTGATTACTTTGGGGTAATCAATTCTCAGATGCCTGGCTTTGCCACGGATATATCTAAAATGATAGAAAAAATAGAAAAAATTGTATCCAAAGTTACAATCACCCCTGAAAGAAAATTATCTTTATCTCAGAAAGTTGAGGTCGAATCTTTTATCGATCAAATTGAGTATAAGATTGAAGATACACATATTTTTACTATTTCTTTTTTAGTTCATTATCTTGACAAAGATTAAATTATGGATGAGAAAATAAAAAAAACCGCCACCAAACTTCAGGGTTTAGTAAAACATTACGATGACCCTGGTGAAGTTTATTACGATGTTAGAAAGATCGCCGAAACCCAAAGTGATTACTTCTATTACTTAGGCCCTGACAATATAATCAAATTGGCATTATACATCTATTCACTCAAGAAAACTGGAGATTTGAAATTAGGTGAAAAAATGATTAACAATTTATCTTTTGTACAACTTTTGACAACCGAAAATAAATCAACAATAAAGGAGTGTGAATCATGTGATGGAAGTGGTATGGAAAGATGTGAAAGATGTAAAGGTTCAGGTATTATAGAATGTCCAACATGTGATGGTGATGGTGAAGTATCTTGTGAATGGTGCGACGACTATGACGGTGATGAATGTGAGGAATGTAATGGAAGTGAAACTATGAATTGTAATAACTGTGAAGGTAGCGGCGGAGTATATTGCCCTTCATGTAATAGGGATGGTGAAACAGTTTGTGAAACATGTGGAGGTGAAGGTGAAATCACAAGTGAAGATGAAGTATCCTATGAGATTTATTTCATCGCTACTTGGAACAAACAAATTCAAGATCTTTGTGAATTACGTGCTGAGTCATTAGAACCCGTTATGTCTTTGACACAATTTCTCAGGTTAAGCAACGATTATTTACAGTTGACTAGATGGGACGGATCAGCCGAACTTAATATAGATAAAGACCAAATGTACTGTCTTGATTACTCTAACGAACCTGAAATGCACTTACAAAAAAACATGCTCATCAGACCACGAAATAGATACATTCGAGATTTAGATTATTTGAAATAGAAAAAGGAGACCGAAGTCTCCTTTATAGGGCTGTACAGGTTTTGTACAACTTCCACCACCAAGTTTTATCGGACTTGGAAACCGTTGTTTCTGAAAATAGAGTTAGCCAATTCCTCCAACTTTTCAGCTTTCATATGACCTATCACATCATCACCAAGTTCAGGGAAGAAATATCTTGTGATAAAGTTCCTACTTTCAGTGTCAAAAATTGCAACTTCGAATGTCTCATCGAAATCACCATACAAACCTGTAGCTCCGCCAACAATTGATAGTTCATATTTATTGTTGAATATGTTTGTAACTCTTCCACCCTTACCAACTGGATGTGGTTTTGAATAACTTTTAATATCTTCGATTGTTATCATTTTGTTACCTCCGCTTCGATTTTAGATTTATTAATAAGATGTTCTGCTAATGTATAACTATCCACATTCGTGGTAATGATGGAATCTACCAAGTGTTTATAAGGAACGTGAACAAAGAAATCCACACCATTGAAAAACGTCAAATCATTTTTCAATTCAATACTTCCCTGAATCATCTTAAGAAAAAGTTTGAATTGAGTTCCATTCACAAATGTCTCATTCAAAAGAATTCCGAACTTTTCGTGTTGAATCTTGATGTTGTGGGATGTCATGTTCATATCTTCGTCGTTTGTCTTACAAATATAGTAAACTCCTACAATAATAAAAAAAAATCCCCTACTTTTTTTAGTAGGGGTGAGAATAAAAATAAAATTTATCTCAAGTTTTGTGAGTTAGTATGACGTATGGCTCTTCACGAACTAACGTTTAGATAACCGGTTCTCTAACTCACGATGTAGCAGGAGAAAGATTCGAACTTTCGACCTTCAGGTTATGAGCCTGACGAGCTTCCACTGCTCTATCCTGCGATATATTTTTTAAGAACTTTCGACAAAAAAGTCCCACAAACTCCTTTTCTCTCGAATTCTCATTTGTGGGACAAATGTTTCACAAAGATAACAATTCTCTTTTTCAAAATCAAATTGTAGTGAAACTTTTTTGTGGGGGTGTTGAATCTCTCGATTCAGTTATATAAATATAGACAACATTTATTAAAAATCAACTGGTAGAAAAATATTTTTTTAATATTGTCCGTAAATTCGACTCCAATCCCAATTTTTTTGTTTCTTTCAAAGTGAAATATCCACATTTACTATGCTCGTGTCCATCTGATGCTGCATCCAAATCAGGTAGTATTTCATCACTCAATTCAGATATAAACACATAAATAAAGTTATTGTTGGACTCATCATTGTCAATTGTAGGAATTGTTCCAATGAAATCTATATCATTCTCTGATAATTCAAAGTCAGTCTCCTCATATAATTCACGAACCGCAGCTTCTCTTGGAGTTTCTCCCCTCTCAATTTTACCTGTGGGAATGAACCATTGATTTGCATGAGATTGGTTTTCATTACGTTTACATAATAAAAACTTATCTCTGTATTTTAGTATTACACCTGAGTACATTTTAACTTAATTTGTATTTATAATTATGGATGTTTCAATAAATAATCACAGATTCGAAGTTATTACTCTTTTAGACCCACGTTCTCAACAAATTGGAATGATGGGTAAAAGATTTTCCCATATCAAACAAGGTATGTTATTTTTAATGGGAGGAAAGGAACAATGTTTTTGGATGAAAAACTGTATTATACCTTTGGACATTATTATAATAAAAAATAATGTCATTGTCAACATCCATCATGATTGTCCTCCGTGTCTTCAAGATGATTGTCCTTCTTATTGCGGTAATGGGAATATCGTATTAGAATTACGTGGAGGTGCTTGTCAAAAGTTAGATATCAAACCTGGAGATACAGTTAATTACTTGTTTTAGATTCCGCTATTTTTTCCTTCAAAATTTTTTGGAATTGATTTGCAATCATTTTTGTAAACTTAACTGTTGGACTATCTTCTGAATCATTATACTTGTATCCACCTTGAGGAGGTCTTGTACTTCTACCAAGATAGTTTAACCCTGATATATTTGTAATACATTTGTGTCCACCTGAGTTAGATTGTATCAAATCCCAAGCATTGACTCCAATTTTATCCAAAATTCTCATCTCATCTTCAGTCAAACTCTTGAAAGGTTTTTCCATCATAGATTCAATTTTACTCATGACTTTTTCACCATTATCCATGAACATTATTTTGTCCCCATACAACGCCTTAAAATCTTTGAATGTGAATCCAATACTCTCAGGTCCAACACTTGTTTCACTAACCCACTTTATTGTTGATAATGGGACAGTTTTTTGTCTTAATTGTTCTTCCCATTTACCCAATACTTCCTGAGCAATCTCACCCAAATTTACACCTTTAAGTTCTCTATCTTGTTTGAATGGGTTACAAGATGCTTGGACAAGTCCCATCGGCCATGCCATAATTAAAAAATCTGCCTCAGGATTGTTCTTATAAGGAGTGTATCTATCATAAGAACCTGGCTTAAACATACTTCCTCCACCATATTGGAAAATGATATTATCCGTTACAGTTGGAAATGATTTCATTTTCTGTGTATAATCTTCGGCGTTCTTCTGTAGTTCTTCAGGTGTTGGAGCTCCAACAGACTTCATCCAAGATTTGATATTATTCAAAATAGACATCAGAGATGGTTGTGAATCCATAACTAACATCTCTAAGAAACCAGGTTTGTTCTTGAACGCTAGCAATAATTTGTTAATCACCAATCCTAACAACATCTTATTTCCTTGAAGGGAAGTTTCTCTATCAAATCGGTAAAGATAATTAACTACGTCTTCGGGACTTAAGTTTTGTCTTGCAAAATCTGCTGAGTCAACTGTATTGATTAACAATATATCTGATGATGGAAAAAGGTCTTTTGGTGAAACAACCTGTGATATTGTTGCAACATTAGATCGAGACTGTCGAAATGATGTAGACTTTGTATCTTCAGCACCAGCCTGTCTATCATGATGGTCTGTGTGAATAACAAACATTGGTTTTCCATGTGCAAAGTCAACAAGTACTGGCATGGTATCTCCCATTGCGTCATTCTTTTTTACTGCGAATTCTTTGTCCCCGTATTGAATTACGTGAGCGTCAACAACATCAATACCATTACTCTCAAGGTACTTTTTCATTGCAATCGCAGTCGTTACCCCATCTAAATCCTGATGGAAGTAGATTTCTGCCTTGGGATATCGTTTACTTAATTCTTTAATATCCCGAATACCACTCTCTTTTAATATTTTTTTCATTGGAACTGTTTTTTGACCCAATCGAGAAAATTTCCCCAATAATCTTCGTGTACACCATACTCATTAGCATTTATGTTTTTCAACATAATTTTGTCCTTTTCAGGCATTTTGGCGTAAGTTTTGTCCCCAAATTGTCCATCTGTAGGATATACTCCGATCATGTCTTGGTATTTAGCAATTGCTTCCTCAGTCTTTGAATTTCGACCAGTTCTACCATCAACTACCAAACCCGCATTCATTCTTTTATTCAGAAAAGCCTGTATTCTGTAAATATGTTCTCGGTGATACATTTGTTCGTTAATCACTCTTCTAACAACTCTTGTTAAATCCGATTCAGTTAATTTTATTACTTTTGCCATGATTAAGATTTTAAGGTTAATAAGAATTTAGATTTGTTAATCAATGCCAACATTTCATCTCTAATATTCAACAAGTCTGTATCATATCTTGTATCCAATTGGTCTGAAAAACTAACTAAAAATTCTGTAATCCCATCCATAAAATTTTGTATACTGATGGAGGAAATGTCTTGAAACATCAAAGCAAATTCAGGTTCGAATTCAGGTCTACCGTATTTTCCCATCATCACTTCAGTGAATTCATCAATTAAATCACCAAGTCCGTCATATAATTCACCATAAGTTCTGTGTTTCGCATCTCCGTATGTTTGCCAATGTAAAAACTTCCATTGAAGTTGTACTTGTACCAATTTTTTAATTAATTCTTCTTTCATCTTCATAAATATAACAATAAACAAAAAAAAGGTCCTGAAGACCTTTTTAAGTTTTAGATTCAAAATCAAAAACCCCTTGTTTTTTTTGATTAATAAAATGTTGTACTCTCTTACTCGCCACTTCAGAATAATTAGGACTTAGTTCAATCCCAATCCACCTGCGTCCTAAGATTTCCGCAGCGACCAAACTAGTTCCGCTTCCAGTGAAGGGATCCATCACAATATCATTCTTATAAGTAAGAATCTTAATCGCTTTAGATGGAATATCCATTGAGAATGTCGCCTTTGTTTGTTGTTTTGTATCTGCGAAATATTCCCACTGGCCATAAACCAAAGACATGAATTCTTTTTTATCCTCTTCTTTGTATACCGTTTTCTTTTTCAATGTACCATCTTCTTGTTCTACATCCACAATCTCAAACTCCCACTGTGTTTCCCCTTTAACTTTCTTGATTCTATCTTTCTTGTAAGCAAGGATTACACATTCTTTTGGATTGTAAATGTAAGGTGAAGAGGGAGACATCCAAGAACCCCAAGCGGTGGTCTTACTTCTGTGTGGTGAGTTCTCATCAAGGTCAACAAGTCCATAAAATTTGAATCCAACCTTTTTCATAACTGACCAAAATTCAGACATGAATAATACTCTACCTCCTCTATCTTGTACATTGATTTCGTAGGGTATGTTGATAGCAACTCTACCGTCATCTTTAAGAATACGAAACGCTTGGGTCAACCAATCCTCAGTGAACTTCCAATAATCCTCCATTGATTGATTGTCATCATGTGTATCATAATCAATCCCCACATTATATGGTGGTGATGTAACAACCAAATCGATTGATGACTCAGGTAGTTTACCCATTTCCTCAACACAGTCACCATTTATAATCTTATTTGTTTCTAACATCGTAATTTACCTTCGTTTCTTAATTGTTCTCTAATTTTGGTTGCAGAAATATCACTAACTTCTTGAGGTGGAATATGTTCTATAATATCGTATCCAACTCCTCTTCCGAAGTTTATCGATTCAATATCAGGTATTATCATAACTCTAACTCTACCGTCCATAATTAAGTCTATAAGTTCTCCAGTAATTCTATTCTCAACCTCTTGTGAAGTATAAGGATTTTTATCGTCAGGTTCAATGTCCCTGATACAAATTAGAACATTTTTACCTTCGTTTAATATTTCATCCACAATCCACCTATGTCCTGCATGAAAAGGTTGAAATCTCCCCACAAACATAGAATATTGTTTCCCACCAGTATTTTTTAACTTTGGGTCTCCCTCAACGTGAATTTTTTGCATACTCTAAAACTTTTTTTACTGATTCTTCAACACTATCGTTTGTTGTGTCTAATCTGAGATACTTTTCAGTTGGTGGTTCATATTCATTTACGAAGTAATCTTCCCTTCCTCTAATCTCACTTGTATAAAGATAAACTTCGAAAAGATTATCTTCCATCTTTAATTTGAACTTATCTCTTTGGTCTTTATATGGAGATACCAAAGAAACAAATACGTGTTTACCTTTATTATGAAGATATTCTGAGATTTGTTGTGCAAGTTCAATATTTTTTCTACGTCCAACTTCAGAGTAATCCTTATTATCAAATAAATCCCTCAAATCATCACCATCAATATGAAATACATCCGAACCCATGTTTAACATCATTTGTTTACATAGAGTTGTCTTACCCGAACCAGGTTGTCCTGTTAACCAAATTATCATTTTTCTAAATTTTTGATTTTTCTGTCCAAATAAAATGCTGCTTTCTTCAGGTCTTCAAGTTCTTTGGTTTGGTCTTTTTTACCCGCCCTTGCAACGTATTTAACCACGTTGAATAGGTAAGCATCTTTATCAAGTTCCCAAGCCTCACATACTTTAATAACCTCGTACGTATTGTCTTCACCACCATAATGGTTAGGATGATTTACCATTTCTTTACTCATTGTTTTTACCCCACTTTTTTCCGATGTATTCATTGTATCTATCATATTTTCTTGGACTATACAACATCCAAACAAAATAGATATCAATGAACCATTCTATCTTTTTAAGTCCTTTTTTAATTTTTTCCAAAATATTGTTCAATAGTTTCAAGTCGTTCATCAGCATCTGCCAACATACGGAGAGCTTCTTCAGCATTCTCATAAAAGTCTTTTGTTGAGTGGTCACCAATACCTACACCAGTATTACCCAACAAGTCTAAAGTTAATAGTGCTTTTGCTTTATCTGCCTCCGCTGAGGTCTTTAACATTTTGATTAGATTTTTATTCATAACTTTCATTTTTATTTAATTAGATTCAATATTTCTTTATCAGTTTTTCCCTCCACATACAAGTTAAAAATAAGAGAACAAGTATCATTCTCAAAATACAACATATCACTTTTTCCGTAGTATTCTTTCAATCTTCCTTCTTTTAGGGCAGAGACACACTGGTCAAGTTTTACCCATCTCTTGTTAACGCTCATTTTGAAAATATAATAAAGTTAGTTCTGAGAGTCAAAGTTATTAATTTTTTCGAAATTAACAACTTGAAAAATGTAAGACATAACTTTTCTTTTGATGATGGGTACCATCGTTTCCTCGAATGGAAAATTCTGCGAACATTTGATTTCGAATATTGGTAAGGATTTGTAAAATTCGGTTTGATTCCATTTTGAATTTGAATCAATAATTTCAGTAAGTGTCCGTTCATCAATTCCACCCTCAGATATCAAACTCAAATGTGTTCTGTTTGTGGATTTATCCTTTTTGTCAGACTTAATTTCATACTCCCACACATACATCTTTTCTTCGGATTTTCGATAGAAAAAAATATATCCTAAACTTGATACTAAATTGTTTTTGTTTTTTCGTAAATACAAATCAATAGATTCGAATGCGATGTTCCATATTGATTTGGCAATGTTGAAGGCGTCAAATAGTTTTGGCCCCGAAAACCTCAGAGTTTTGTCTAATTCATTTTCTTCTTGTTCGGTTAACTGTCTTGGTTTCTTTGGAGTTAATTCTTTAACAAGTATTTCATCATCAGGAGATTCGAATTTCTTGTTGGTTAATAAAAGTGTATTCTCCTTTGAGATTGATTGAACATTTGCTAAATGTAATGATAATTCTACAAAATTTGGGTATAACTCAAACTTGTCAAAACTTTGGTCACATTTCTGAAGATAGTCCAACAAGGTATATTTGTTGTACTCGAAATCCAATGGCTCTTTGAACATCCATTCGGGATTTAGTTTGAATGATATTTTTTTCTTTCTACCCATAGGGAAATTATAATAGTTATTAACTATTAATCAATTCTCATTATATAAAATAAGTCTCTGTCATCATAAACCTCGTGAGCTTCTCCATCGTAGGTCGCAAGGAAATGTCCGTAACCGTCCGTGTCTATCGCTTCTTCTATTAGACTATCAACATCTATAAATGGTTCATAGTCTAAATCTAAACTCCCTATAAACTCCCAAGGGTCGGCTTTAACCTCACGTAATTTGGTTTCAATCATATCATCAATTAATTCATCAGGGAATTCTCCTTGCGGATCAGATCTTATTTCCAAAATTTCTAAAACATAATCATCAATTAATTCTTCAAACTCAGATATTTTGGATGAATAAAAATCTTCATTCCCTTTCTCCATAAAATTTTGAAATTGTTTTACTCCATTTTCTAATCTTTTTTGTTTGTTTGTTAAAATTTCAACTTGTTCTTGTTGTTTAGATGACAACATCCTATCTGTATCATCGAAATACCCTTCAGCGTAATCATAAACATCTTCAGTATAATAATCTTGGGCGTATTCCATGACTCTTTTGATGTCCAAGTGACTTTTTAGGAAATCTTGATTAAATACCGATACCCCTTCGGAATCTATCATATCTTTGATATATTGTTCAGCAGATGCATGTGTGTCATATTCACTACCTACCGCATATTCAGAACCTTCAACACTGAATCTATCTAAATCGTAGTAATCTCCAACGAAGATGATATCTTCCAATGTAGCGTCCTCACCTAAATCCCCAACATCTTTCAACCAACTCAAAAGAAGTTTAGCTCTTGTTTTTAGTGAGGGATTATTTTCCATGTATAATTTGGTTCTATCTTCAGCGGATTCATTTTGTTCTAAAAAATTCATCAGTTTTTATTTAATAAATATCTTTATGCAATATAATTAAAGTAAGGAACTATTTATAGACATAAACAAATTAAATTATCATCACTATGGGATGCGGATGCAAAAACAATAATCAACCTCAGCCTCAGGCTCAACAACCAACAACAACTCAATTAGTAAAAGAACAACAAAATGAGAGTGTTAAGGCGGCTATCAAAAAAACTGTGGAGAAGTATTACAACGTAAATAAAACTTCTAACTAAGTTTTAGTGTAAGGGATTTATGAGAGGGACAATTTTTTGTCCCTTTTTTGTATTTATTAATATGGATTTTCAAAAAATAATTGACGACTTCAATGATGGTGAGTTTGACGCTGAACTTTTTTTCGGTGACTGGAACACATTTTTTACCGTATTGGATAAGAGAGGATTGATTTCTCAAATCGATATTGAAAACACGGAAGTACAGAATTCATTGTTAATTTGGCTTCATGGACGAGACCGTAAACGATTTCATGAATTTGTCATAGATAAATTGTCCGATGTTGATATGGACGAAAACGGTACAATTTATTTGGATTTGGATGATAGGTCTGAATTATCAAATTTTTTCTGTGACCGTTCCCGAAATGGTCTTTCAATGGATAGTATTAAGGAAATTCTTTCAGGTGAATACGATAACTTCTTCGATTACGACACAACTGGTAATGTTTATAGTGATGTTATTGAAGAACTATCCCCAAAAAATATGAAACACCTTAGAGAATATGTAGTCGAAAATCTAAAAGGTCAAAAAATAGAAACTGAAACTATTGAACTACAAGATATTGCTAAAGAACAAGGTCATCCAGAATACGTGACAGTTGATAATCCTACAACAGCACAGACTATCATAGACGATGAAGAGTCAATGAATTACCTTTTGAATACTTATCTTGAAGACTTAGATGACCAACTAAAGTCCATTCACAATAGTGCTTACAGCCAAGCATATGAGAGTGAACTTTACGGAAAAATTTTCAGTGAATTACAAGAATATATAAATGGTAATGGTGAATATTATTCGAAACCTCACCGTTTCAAAAAAGATACCATGACACAACGTTTCAGAGTTCCTGTTGCATCAAACTTTGACGAAATAATTTTGGACTATTTAATTTCAAACAAAAATCAAGGATCTCGTGGATTATTAGAATATTGGGGTGATTACATACCAATGGTTCAAGATGAACAAGATTGTTTAACAGCATACTATCCAGACTATCCTGACTTTAGTGAAGTTAAAAATAATATCAATGAAATTTTCACAGATTACATCTAGTTATTCTATTCTTTTTGTAAGTACAATTTATTATCATTCAACAAATCAGTTAATTAAATGATATTAAAGAAGACTAACAGCAGGGTTTATACAATAAATTTATTTTCAGACTATCTACTAACCAAAATCCCAAACACAGAAGAATCAATTTTCTCTGTCGTAGATTGTAAAAATTTCATTATTATAAAAGGTAAGACCTCCCATAAAGAAATTTTGGATATCAGTTCAATAACAAAAGAGTTTAACGAAAAATACGAACCTGAGACACCAATCTCCCATACAATAGATTTAATTGAATATGATTGTAAGTTATCCAAAGTAAAAAATTTGGAGTTCATCTTACATAAGTCAGAAAACTGTTCTTATCATAAAACCCAAATAGAAAAATTCTTATCAAGTGAGTCATCATTTGATTTCAGTTGTTATCCATCAGAAGTATCTGATGATGAATTAATTGTTACATCCGAATTTCCTCATGGTTATTCATTGAGTCAAGGAAGACTTATCTATCTTTACGGAAAACATATTTTTTATAGTATCCCAACTAACTACACAGATTCATCCATTATTTTTAATCTGTCTTTGGATAAAGATGATGATAATGATAATATCATATCAATCTTTAATGTAGACAAAAACTCTGAAGATGAAACTTTGAAATCGGCAATCTTAGATGTGTTCGATTTTGATATGTCTTGGTTATCATCTGAAATGAAAAAAGTGGATTGGAGTATTGAACTCACAAATCCACTTGAGGAATATTCTTTTATTAAAAAGAAAAATAAGGACTTTATTATTTTCTAAATAATCCCAACATTCTTTCGATGTTCATTGATTATTTGAAGTGCCTCGGTTAACTCGTTATAATTTTTTTCAGGTGTGTATAGGAAGGATTTATAATCCTTCCCACTACCTTCAATAATCAATAATGCTGGAATCATGTCATTGTCAGTTATTTCACTGAAAATGTCGTACTCATCTTTATACTCATCGATATCTCTATCAAAAAATTCAACTCCTTCTTCCTTCAACATTTTTTTGAAGTCGACACAAAAAGGACATCCTTTCATAGTATAGACAATTACATTCAGATCCTTCATAACCTTTAATCTAATAATTTAAGAAGTTGATCTGGTGACATCACACCTGGTCTTGAGAAAGTTTCCTCACCATTCTCGAATATTTTAATCGTCGGAACTCCTCTAACGTTCCACTCTTTCATAAGGTCCATATCTTGTTCAATGTCAAATTTATAAACACTGTATTTTGGTGTTCCTTTTTGAATTAAAGATTCATTAACTTTTTCAAGGTTCCCCAACATTATTTTGCACGGTCCACACCAAGTTGCAAATAGGTCAAGGACGAAGTTTTCCTTGTTGTTAATTTTTTGTTTTAGTTCTTCACTTGTTAGTTGTTTTGTCATTGTTAAATTGTTTTAATAGTTGTTGTATAAAAATTGTTAGTTCACTGTATTGGCTCTGATTGTAATAGACAATCAAATTCGATTCAACTTCACCTAACAATAAATATAAATAAAATCCCTGTTTTGTTTTATAAATTTTTTTATTGAATTCAGTTTTTACATTAATAATACCTGTGAATGCCTCACTCCAAACGACTTCTAAACTTCTATTATCGATGAATTTATAAATAGAATGACCAGGAAAATCCAATCTTAAACTGGAAAAAACTCCTAAAGATTTTTCATTATTCTTTATAAATTTTGGTTTTTTTATCATAGTAATTAAAAGTCTAATGTACGAGGTCCCTCGATTGTTTTATGTGTCCATTTCAAGAAACCATCCTCATCCCAATATGAACCAGATTCAAAGAAAGCCCCATTGTAACACTTTTTGGTTATTTTTACAGGTTCAAATCTGTCATCGTTTACGTAATATAACATTTTCAAATCCAATTTCAATAGCCAGTGTGTCCATTCATCTGATAATTTCCCATTGTATTTCCCCAAACTTTGTACTCTACGACATTTGACCTTATCATCTTCTCGATATAACTGATATTCAATAGTCGCCCTTTCCTCAGAATATCTTGAACCCTTTCTCAAAGATAATATTATATTTGACGACTTACCAATATAAGTTTTTACACAGTTTGATTGAATTGAACTTTCTTGATTATATGATGTTGAATCATCCAATAATACAGGGTAATACTCTCCCAATGGTTGTTCCAAATGTTCGTAAGAATAGATGGGATAAATCCTTTCATAGTGGCCATTTTTATAGAATGTTAATTTATCCGACCAATCCAAATGTTCATTTCTAAAGACATCCACATCATTACTCATCCACCTCAAATCAGTTTCACCATACATTTTTAATTGGGTGTAAATTTCAATGTGGTCGATGAATGTATAGGTGTCTAGCATTTCCTCAAAATATACTTTCTTGAATAGATTGAATACCCTACGTAGTTCATCTTTACCAATTACATTTACAAACTCAGCGGGAATATCCCTATCTTTGATGTTGAATTCAGAATTCAAAGTTTGTAAAATAAAATCATCATCCTGATTAATCCAATCATCACCGAATAATTTTCTTGCTATCAAGTACAAGTCCAAGTTAAGTGATTTACAACTATGAAGACATTTTTTTAATTTCTTTCCAGTCAGTCCATTATGTATCATAAACGCGTCCACCAATCGATTGTCATTCTTTTTGAGTATCTTTCTAAAGATTGGACCAACTAATTTAGAAGAATACAAACGGAAATTGTTCGGGTATCTTATTCTTTTTTTATCCAAATAGAACTTGAATAATCTCTTTTCGAAGTTGAATTCGTATGGTTCTTCCCTACCGTCAATCTCATACATGAATTTTGATACCGCGTCATTAGCAATCTCGGAACTATTGTGTGAGTATGACCACCCTTTGTCTCTAATGGTATACATTACTTGTGCTATTGGTTCATTCAAAAAAAAGTTTTTGTTAAGTTTTTTCCGTACCTTCTTCTTATTTTGATAATTGTGTAGAAATCCTGAGTATACATCACCAGTTTTGGTGTTGACGGTAATATAGTCCACGCTCCGAGCAACTTTGAACCACTTGTTTCCAACTCTTCTTTCCCTGAACCCATTAAAGACCTTCATAGAGACCTTATCTCCATCACGTTCGACCAGAATCATCAAATAAGATTTGAGTACTCTGGCTAAAGGATTTCCGTAGTGTAACACAAAGTCCTCCTCAACATTAGAAACGAAATCCTCTAAATAAACATCAGATTTTTTCGATAAGTTTACTCTATCATTTGCATAAAGTAATTGGTCCCAAATATCCGCCTCATTTTCGTCCTCGAAAAAATATTTGTTCCTTGAGTGTGGGAAGGTAATCGGGACGGTGTCGTGGAATACGATCGTAGTGTAAGCCTCATAACTAACTTTGAAAATTTCTTCTTTCATATTTTAATTATAATAAAAAAAATGGGGGATATAAACCCCCCATTTAATTAACAATAAGACTCAGCCAACTCCCAAAGATTAGTATTAATCTTGTTGATGGATTGGAAGTTTTTCAATTCTTTCATCGAAGTGAATCTTCCTTTTTCGGATTGGTATCTCAAACCCCCTCGAACAAACTTCTCTTGAATTACGTTGAACGTAGTCCAAACTGAACTTCCTGAATCCTCATGTCTGATAGGACGAAGGAAGTCCTCAAATTTGATTTTAGGGATTGACCCACTTTCCCAACGGATTGAGGTGGCTTTGGTGACAAAGTCAACCACTTTTTCTTCATCCAAGAATGTGGTCTCCATCTTACCTACAGACCTTTGGATTACTGGCAGTCTTTCCGCAAATTGGTCTGTGATTTGTCTCACTGTCCCCATGTCAAACTTCATGTGTTTAACAGAAATTTTATCCGAAAGGGATGTTGGTACTGTTAAACCATTGGAACAAACTAATCGATGAAGACCAGCACTTACTGAGAACGTACTCATTCCGTTGTGGGAGTTTCTAATAATCGCCTCTACCAAAGAATCTCCTACCTGTGGAAATTCCACATTACGTAGTCTTAACTCATGTTGATTGTAATCTCCTCTACCATTTTGTTTAGCGGAGAATACTTTCCATCCTTCATTCTCAAAGTTTTCGAGAATATCCAAAGTCGGTACAAAAGTGTACTTGTTCGACATTTTTGGAGATGGAGAGGTGGTGAACACTGAGGGAGCGATTCTCTTGAGGTAGTCTGTCGTTATCATGTCTTATTGATTTAGAATTCAAAGATATGATAAGAAATTTAATTCGCCAAACTCAATTCAAAAAAAGATAACCAAATTTCGTTTTTTGAATAAAATTTTTTGAAATTTCCTCAACTACCTGTTTATCAGGTTGATTAATTTCGGAGCAGACATCAATTAATTGAGATTGGGTGAGGCTTACGTCCTCACCCTTCTCATAATTTTCAATCGCCACTTTTTTGATTTTTGTGTAAAAGTATTCTTCCTTGTCTTTGGGGACCAGATTCAATAAGTCAGTAGGATTTTCCCTAAAAAACTTAATGATGTTATTCATGTATATTTCAACATCAACCATATCAATTAAAATTAATTTACGAAATACTAATCTTCACTTTTGTCCATTAATTCCAAATCCCACATGTTAGGGCCTATTGGATCACCTTTTTCTTCTATTTTCTTAGGTATTCTTGCGTTGTCAGATCCTTTTAGATTCAAAAACATAAGATTCGGTAAATCAGCAACACAATCAGGTATTGTTGTTAATTCAGGATTTCTAGTAATCGCTAAAAAATTCAAATTTTTAAGATTACATATTGAATCAGGTATTTTTGAGAATGTAATATTGTCTGTAAGAATATTCGTCAAGTTTTGAAGCTTGCCGATATCTTCAGGTAATTCCACATGTATTGGGTCTTTACTGTCTCTGTTTTGAATTAGAATTCTTTCCAAAGATTTAGGTAAACTGTCCATCAAATCCTCTAAACCATATAATGCAATGAATTTACCAACAGAACCTGAAGTTAAACTCTCAATTTTCAATTCTTTACCTCCGAGTACAATATTTTTTGCAAATTCAGGTTTGAAGAAAGGTTTCAACTCAGACATAGACCCATTCAATAATTGAACTAAATCTTGTTGTCTGTCATCCTTATCCATGAATTGATTAGATTGGAAATGGAATTGATATCTTTCTTTAGGAAGACCTGTCATTGGACTGACATCAGTATCATTAGGATTGAAAATAACATATAACGGTCCGTCTTTTATGTATCTGTCGAACCAACTAGCCCCTGGTGCTGAAGTACACCATCTCGTTTCTTGGTTGTTTCCACCATAGAAACAAGCCGCCTCCTTACCTACTTGTCCTTTGTCCTCAATTTCAACAACCCTCCAATTTTCCCCGTCATAAACTAACTTTGCTCCTGGATGAACAGGTGCAGACTTTCTTTCTGCCTTTGTTGTAGTCGCTAATGTTAAATCAAAATCTTTAACCGCATCATAAAGTTGATCTGGTGTTAACTTGTTGATGTCTCTCATTTCTTTAGGAAGTCGTCCTTTGAATCTATCAAACTTTTTAAGGTCATCAGTAACCTTGTAAAGGTCTTCCATGAAAACATCCTTCGCCCGTTTTACATCTTTTTCATAGGTATAGTCACCAGGACTTGTCTCAGTTTTTGGTATCAAATAATGTTTCACCAACCATGGAACATAACTTCCCGCTTTAATTTTACCCAATTCCTCAGGAGTTGCGGTTTCTATGTCCACATTGTTTAATCTAGTTGTTGGGTCTGCCAATACCAAATCAACAAACTCTTTCTTTGAAAGTTTAGGTCTTAACTTATTGCCCTCTTTGTCCTTACCAGATTTAGTTAAAGCGTTCATCAAAACCTCAAATCTTGACTGTTCAACTATGATTGACTTTAATAACGAAGTAAATTTCATTTAACTTTAATTTATTAATAAATATATTGTTATTACAAAAATAATTAATAATTCAATATTAACAGCTCTTCTCCCATATTTTGTTTTGTACCTTTTTTCGCTGCCGCCGCCTTTGCAAATTCTTTTTTCTCCCATCGATTTTTGGTTTCAGGAAACCAATCGTGTAATAGTTCAAAATCGTAGTAGGATAAACTGAACTTACCTTGTATATTATTCAACGCAATCGCCAATCTTTCATGGTCATCCCTATCAAAATCATGGTTACTGTAATAGTTTTCAGTTTTCCAATAAGGTGGGTCAACATAAAAATAAGTGGATGGAGAATCATATTTCTCAATTACATCTTGGAAGTCTAAATTCTCCACGTCAGTAATTTTAAGGAAATGGTCGACCCAATTTGGTTTACTAAGTTTGTCCCTGAACGCAAGATATTTCGATCTATACTTACCTTTCAAATCAATGAAATTAGATATTTCAGGTTTACTACCACTGAAGACTTGAGACAATACATAAACGTACTTAGCAGCAGTTAGATAATCACAGTTCCCAACTTTGAACCCCTCTCCAAAAATTTCAGATTGGAACGTATTAAACTTTTCTTTAAGTTCGATTGAGGTATCGATTACCCCAACTTGTTGTACTTCAATTTCATCCATCACACGTTGAAGTTCTGATGGATTTTGAACACACTGAAATAGATTGTAATTTAGTGGATTAAAGTCATTGTAAACGACTTTCTTCAGGTTTGGATACTTCTCCAAGTCCATATTAAAAAAACACCAGAACATACCTGAAAAAGGTTCTACGTATGTTTCCATGTCTGTTGGATAAAATGGTACTATCCACTTACCTATTTTTGATTTACCTCCAATATAACTTATCATGACACAATGATAATAAAAAAATTCAACAAAGGCAATTACTTATAACAATTTTTGTATGGGCGACAAGATGCTTTCTGTGTGAATCCCATTTCATCACATGGTGTAGATTCACAATACGATTTACTATATTTGCGAGGTTTTTTATATTTTCCTTGTTCCTTCTCGTCAAGGTACATATAAAGGATTCTACGAATTTGTTCACTTAACATACTTATAATTATGGCAGAATGTAAAAAATGTAATCAAAAACCAACAAGTAAAACTCAATATTTTACAATAGCCGCAGGTTTCTATCTGTTAGGTTCATCAATTTACGGAACAGTAAAAATATTTGAATTACTAATTGGATTAATTAATTAGTCCTCTCGAACTTTACGTTCAATTTCAAATACATATCCCCACCATTATAACCCTTACCTCTCAATCTCAGAGGTTTGGAAGTATCAAATATCTTTGGTGAGTCAATTCTTAACTCACCATCAGGATGTGGGATATTGTATTTATCCTTTTTCAAATCTTCCAAGTTCAAAAATAAGTTATAAATTAAGTCGTTGTTGAATTTCTCAAAACCGTCTTTAGGTACAACCTCAATTTGAATTACCAAATCACCATACTCTCCATTCTTAAAATCTCCAGCCCTTTCTATTTTCAAGTACTGTCCACTGTCAACTCCTTTAGGTATCATAAACCTTAAGTCTGCAGCGTTTTGTTTGGTACCTCTACCATCACACCCATAACATTTGTGAACCAAAGTATATCCCCTACCTCCACAAGTTGGACAAGCAGATCTAACTTGTTGAGTCATAAATCCAGTACCAAAAGATTTCATAAAGAACCCTTGTCCATTACAAGATACACACTTTTGTTGTTCTCCACCAGCGCCACTACATACATTACAATGAGTATCCTTCATGTATTGGATAGTCTTCTCCTCACCCTTATATGATTCAATAGGATTGATTTGTACTCGTACAATCTTATCAGGAGCGCTCTTTCGTTTTGGTTGTTGAAATCCTCCTCCACCAAACATTTGTGAAAACATTTGTTCGTAAGCGGTACCTTGAAATGGATTGTTTCCTCGATTGTCGTATTCAGTCCTTTTATCAGGATTACCTAAAGTTTCATATGCCTCGGCAATTTCTTTGAACTTTTCTTCACCTTGAGGGTTTCTATCTGGATGGTATTGTGCTGCAAGTCTTCGATAAGACTTTTTTATTTCATCCTGAGAGGCTTTCTCTTCAACTTCTAATATTTTATAGTAATCTTTCATATATGGAGAACTACGTGGTAGTCTTATTCAAGAATAAAAAAAAGAAAAAAATTATAAAGAAGTTTATAACATTCTCCCGCGCAAAACAATTTTATGACAAATTAATCGAAGAATCAAATGAAGTATTATTCGAAGTTAAAGTTGAAGGTGGATCTGAATGTAGGTATGAAGTTGGAATTGTTGAAATGAGTTCAAAACAATTAATACCAGTTTACATGACTGACGAGTATGGAAGGAATATCAAAGTGAAATTAGATGAGGATGGTATGACTTTATTTAAGATTAACCCTTACAAAAAAGAAGAAACCATTTACGACATCAAGGAACAGAAAAAAATAACAACACAATCCTTTATTAAAAAATATTTGAAGGGAGATGGTTTGAAAATGATTTCAGTCCTTAACAATAAAATTGTACTTCAGGAAGATGAAAAGATTCACATCTTTACATTAAAGTCAGAAAGTGAATCTTCAAGATTTGTTGATAATCTTTCCTCGCACTTTTTCAAAATCAAAAGAGGAGATTGTTTGTTTGTAAAAGATTATTCCACAGCACAAAGGAAATCATTATACACATTATTGGAATCTGCAGGTATCGATAAAAAAATATTATATCGGAAATTTACGACTCTACCTCAGTCAAAATGAAATGAAATTCCGTACCTGAAATATCAATAGAAAATTGTTTGTGATGTCTGTCAACCTCTCTAAAATGATTAATAACGCTGGTATATTCTCCCTTTGGTAACTCAAACACAACGGTCGCCTTGCCACTAAAAATAGTCTGACAGGACTCAGCAATTAACGCCAACTTTTCTAACTCCCCAAAATTATTATCTTTATTTTCTGCCATAATGTTAGTTTTTTAGGTACTCTAAACAATTCTTCTTTCTTGATACCTCGAATCTCCTCAATATATTTTCTTTTAGTATTCTCAATATCTTTGGTATCTTTTAATTTTTCACTTTCCAACCAATTCAGTATCGACTGGTCCCTGTTCGTCTTGCTCATAGTCAGAATCATTATCGTCATCATCCAATTCAACATCTAATTCTGGTGTATCACCATCATCGAAGTCAAAATATAAATTTTGGAGTTTATCTAAATCAGTTTTTTCAAATGTGGATTTCAATCGTTCAACAGTTTCTTTGAATAGTCTTTCTTTTAATTCTTTTTCTTTGTTCAACTTAATAACCTTAGATATTTTTATCATAGTCTTAGAGACTTCAGAATCATCTATAGGAGAAACAAATGAAATCCCTTTCAGGTTTTGATTTTCTGCCTCAAATCCGACGATCTGGCCTTCTTCAACAATACTTTTAGGTAAAGACCATTTAGTAGGAAAAACCATGTCAAAACTTAAGTAAGTTTTTAGTTTTCTAATTGAGTGTAGATACTCAACAAATGGCAATAATTCTTTATAAAAACTCATGATAGATATATGTAGGTGATGATGTAACTTATTGATAATCCTAAGGTTATAAGTTCCCTGTTAGAATAAACCAAAGGTTTTGGCTCTTTAGCTAACAGGGCTCTTATAAATTTCAACACGTGCCGTAATGACACTAATATTGTAAACACAAATATAAAAAAATATATTGTATTAATGTTATGCATTCTTTTCAGTTTTGCTGTGTTCAAGAACTTCAGTTCTGAATTGTTGAAGTAACGCTTTTAGTTCTTGTGCAGATTTTCTTGCACGGGTACCCGCACTTTTATTACCTTTATAGAATTTAGCAGCATCAACTGACAATAGTTCAGTAAGTTCTTTAATTTGTTCTAATGTTTCCATTTCTAATCTAATTAATGTTTATTGTTTATGTGATAAAAATAACTTTATTTGTCCCTGTGTAAATAGAGTATGGTTTTTTTCTACTTAACATTTTTTTCCATCATTTTGTAAATCTCCGTGAGCATATCTAAATCTGACTTGCTAAATGGTTTTGACATATTGAATATATCGTTTAGAAATATTGGAACGGAGTCTTTAACTTTTTTTTCACTTTGGTTATAAAACGTATCCATGTAAAATGATTTCAAATAGTCTTTATGTTCTCCATTCAAAGTAATTACTATATTTTCTTTCTTGAAATTTTCAATCATTTTCTCCCAGCACCAGTCAAAATGAGATTTTTTATCATCTTGAGATAAAACTATTTTAGTTTCAATTGCGTTGCCATTTGAATCACCCATATAGGTATCAGTAATCACATAGTTCAATGATTTGAATATATCACCATATAATTCAATTTTTTCATAAATCATATTGTGCACGTTAAACCAAATGACCACTTCGTCATTGGGAACTGGTTTGGCTATCCAATTAAAAAAATTCTCCATAGAGTTCATCTATGGAGAATATAATATAAATAAAATAAATGTGAATTTTTATTGTGTTTTTCTGTTGTATCCGATAAGATTTTTCATCTTTTCCATCTCTTCAGAAATAACTTTAGACTTCTTATCTTCTTTTGACTCAAGTTGGTTCATTATTTTCTGAGCCTTTGCGGTAGAACCTTTCTTCAATCCACCTGATTCTTTCTTTTCACCAGCGATATCTACAGGTTGTGGTTGTCTTTTATATGATACGTTCATTTGTTCCGCTCCGTACAAGTTTTCGTCAAAATTCTTTTTGAATCTCTCTCCAACTTTTTCACTTCTTTTTGAAACATTACCTAATGCTTTACCATCTTTACCAGTAACCGCATTTCCATTTTTAGAATCTCCCTTGATTTGTTTTTCAATCATTTCATCATCAGGTTTGATTTCGTCATAAACCAAATTAGTCATACCAGGATAAGCAAAGGCTTCAATATATTCTTCAACAGCATCAGACGGATGGTATTTCTTTTCTTTATGGTCTTTTTCCATGTCATAATTACTTTGAGGGAAGTCGTCAGGATTTTCATCATATCCTTTACCACCTGAAACCATATCCTTCATATAATCTGTCATCTTCTTGACAACCTCTTTAGCATAATCATCATTTTCTTTCTTATTAAGACCCAACACCTTATCAGTTTTTTTCAAACCTTCAGGACTCTTGTTAGAAATATTTGATTTTTCGTCTTTATCTTTTACTGATTGCTCCAACACGATTTGTTCGATTAGGTCAATCAATTCATCTTCAGTCAATTTCAAAGAAGATTTTCTATTTTCCTTAACATTGTATGTTTTTCCATCAACTTCAAATGAATCTTTACCAGATTTCTTCGCGTCTGCTAATGCTCCACTAAATGCATTTCCTTCTTCAGTCTCAGCTTCTCCCATGTCTCTTGGAGTTCTAACTCTAAATGGTTTACCGAACCTTTCTTTATACATGTCGAAGAATTTTTTACCCTCTTTACCTGGCGCGAATAATCTTTGTTTCCCTCCATACTTAGAATCAAATGAATCGAAATCGTCAAACTCTTCTTCATCATAGTCAAAGTCAAAATCTCCAGTATATCGTCTTTCGTCTTCGTCATAAAATCCGTGATCATCATCAAATGAACCCATCATTTTTGGTTTACGAGTCACATGAAATTTATCTCTACCCATTTCCATTTCTTCATCTTCAGAATCATCCCCATCAAACTCAAAGTAAAACTCGTCAACTTCTTTTTTATTCGTTTTATTATCTCTAAGTTTTTTGAAGTCTGCTGCTGTGATTTTACCTTTTGGTTCGGCGACATCAATCTTTTTTTGACCACCTTTAAGTTGTTCGTCAACTTCAATTTCAGTCCACTCTCCTTCTTCTAACTGTTCAGAAATTTGTTTTGCTTTATTTTCAATTTCCTCGTTCAATATTTTGGAAACTAATTTGTCTATGTTGATTCTCATTGTTTTTATTTTTTATAATAAATATCTTTATTTGTTCCTTTTATTCTTCATTTGGTACTCATGTTCCAAAATAGTTATAATAAGAGATTCATCAATATTCAATTTACTCGCAACATTCTTAATTGCTTCTTTAACTGATTCATTTTTACTTAGTTTCAAGTTTGTGATATCACCCTGATTACAATATGGGAATGTTGTACATTTCTTCTTAATCTTTACAAACGATCCACCTTTGTATTGAGTTTTTCTACTTGGTCCCCAATCTTTTTTCTTTGTAGACTTTGCCCACATTGCCGGTGTCTCATATCCTCCTGAAGATCCTGTTGTCGTCGCTTCTTTTGCTTCAACCTTTTCCACATCACTTTCCTTCAATTTAGGTGTCTCACTTCTACTTCTTTCCCAAAACTCATCATCACCACCAAATACTGGCCCAACATATGCTCCTGATGATCCAGAACCTGTCGCCTCGTTATTTTCCTCTTTCTTCATACCATTCAACTTACACATCTTCAAAAATTCATTGGTGTCGACTTCAATGTTTTCCTTTTTGAATTGTTTAACCATGTTTCGAGCAATCTGTTTTTTATTTTCAACATCTTTGACTTGATTAATGATATCAACGATACCACGTACCATCTCATTATCATTTTTACTTAATTTCAAATCTTTAGATTCTTTTGCTTCCATTTTTTTTAATTTTGTGTAATAATTAGGGTCTTCAAATAAATGGTCCATGGCAATTTCTTTTGCCTTAGTTTTCAGATTGGTATGTTCCATTTCAACTTTTATCCCATCATTCAAGTGTTTATTGATGACTTCAACATCTAACTTATATTTTTTTGCAATGTCTTCAACGGTTTTTTTGTCAGCGATACCACCTTCTAAATTTTCCTCTGTGAATCCTTGTTTGTATTTCATATGATCTTGTAATGTTGATGAGTTCAGACTTATCTGCGAAAACGCTTTATCTAAACTATTCTTGAATAAATCTGCTGAACTTTTCATTTCATTTATTTTTAGGCATTCTTAAGCCTTGGCTCCCAATAACTTCTATTCATCCACATGAATTGGTAGAATTCTCGGAACATTCTTAGAGTAATGTCTTTGACTTCTCCTTCGAGCTTCCCTCTTTTTATTTCTTTTTGAATTCTGTCCATCAATTGGTCTTCAAATTGTTTGATAGTGTTATTATTCATAAAGGATTTTATTTCTTTACGAATCATAACTTCTATTTCTTTAGCTTCTGAACTTGTGAGTGCCATTAGTTACCTATTAATAAAAACGATGTTAATCCCAAGCCAACAAAAGTCCCAACTTTCCATAGGAATGTTTGGGCTCTTTGACCTTTTAATTCTTTATGTAAACTATCCGTTAATTCTTTGGATAGTTTAAGTTGTTCATCTTTTTTTCCAATGATGAACTGATTGTTCTCATCTTTTTGTGTCAAAATAGTAATGATATTATCTTTTTGAAACTCTCTTTCCTCTACTTTTTGAAGTTTAAGTTTCATAAATCCCATCTCTTCCTTCAATCCATCATATTTTAACAAATCTTGATAGACCAATCTAGCAACTCTAACACTTAATACTACTTTGGAAGAATCTGTTGTTTCAGTTTGAATAACGGTCTGCGAAAAGCTTCTCGAGCTCATCATTACCAATAAAACCAACACTAATAACTTTTTCATCAGTTTGTTCTTTTACCATTTCTATATTGTTATCGATTTCATGAATTTCGTTGGTAATAGAATTTACTGTTTCTTTTATTACCAAAACTTTTTCATCCATCTCTTTGTTGACAGATTGAGCTGAATCAATTTCAACTTGAATATTCTCAATCTTTTCTTTATAGGATTTCACATCTGTTTTAATCCCATTTGTATTAAAAATATTCCATAACGCTAACACCATTACTATTGCAAGTAATATGTCTTGTCTGTTATTGATTATTTTCTCTCTCATCTTAAACTGGTGATTCTGCTGTCTTTTTTCTATTCGCCAAAACTTTACCCCACTTGGACTTAAACTTTTGATAGAATTGTTGAAGTTTATTAATCATATCCAAGAACTCTTGGTCAACTTTAATCATTTCTCCGTTGATATAGATTCCACTGTCTTCTCCGATTGTAAAAATGAAGTCAATGTCCTCGTCAATAAGTTTTCCCGACCACTCAACACTATTTTTATATACATTCAATGTGTTGAAATCAACCAAGTCAGAAACCTCCTCAACGAATTCGTCCATAGTCTCTTGGAAAGCAACTTTCTCATCTGTGGTGATATCCAAATCACTTCTATCTTTACCGTGAAGTTTCAAGATACCTCCAGAAATTCTGTATTTTTGGGACTTATCTTTTGGAGTTGGTTCTTCACCAGCATCAACCTCAGTCTCAGCAGTATCATACTCAACATCCTGTTGGATTCTACTCTCAACATCTTTAGCAACGTTTATTTGTCCGTCTTGCTCAAAGAGTAATTTAGACTTCTTTAATAGAGATTTAATCTCGTCGTACCTTTCGTTATGCAAATTGCTCATTTTCCAAAAATTTAATAAAGGTTTCGAAATTGAATGATGGGCTTAAGTCTGTGAATGTGGAGTCGTAGTTACTTCTCGAGCAAATACCCTCGAAGTTTTCTATACCATCCACTTTCGTGTTATGACCTACACACGTCTTTTCAATCTGAAGAGTATCTGTCAAATACTTACACAGCTCAGCAGTTGTTTGAATTTGCTCAGGAGTGTAAGGTTGCCAAAAATAATAGTCTCTCCATTTTTTTTCGTAAACCTGTTGATTATAAATACTTCCTTTCCAGTTAATATAATGGTTAGATAATGGTTTCTTTTCCAACCATCCCAAATTCTCCAAACTCACAACTATCGAAAGTTTGTTTGTTATTACATCGTTAAAGAAATTACTATATCCTTCATTGGACAATAATTGTAATACCCTTCCATCTCGAGTCACAACATAGTTTGGTATTTTATCGTATTTGGTGTTGTATCTAAACGTAAGGGAAGCCAAGTATTCCTCGACTTCCCTTGAAGTATGACACAAAATTATTTGCGTCTTTTGTTTGTATTTTCCTGTTGGTTTGAATTTTCCGTATCTTTCAATATTAACCATGACTTCTCAAATAACTGAGCCTTTTAACTTCAGAATCAGAATTTGATTCTTCTTGGAGTTCATTTTCTAAAACTCCAAATTTTTGTTCATTCAGTTTTCTTAATTCATTCTCCAACTTTTCCAATTCTTCTTGAGTCGGTGTATATTTTTCTTTATCAACTTCCGCCTCCATTTTGCCAGCCTGAATACTTAATTGGTCAATATCCAAAACTTGAGGTTGTGGTGTTGGTGTTTTTTTCTTTTCCTCTTCTTCAAACTTAACTAACATGTGCAAGAATGAAAGAGAAATTATTGGTAACATACCTCCAGCAAACAAAGCCAAAAATCTTTTATGACCAACAAAATCACCAGATTCAACACCCAAATAACTAACAAAAGGGTCAACTAAATCAACCCAATCCTTAAATGATTGTGAATCAACATCAATGTATTGATAGGCAAAGAAAATATTTCCTATGAATTGAATAAGTGTCACAATACCGAATGGGAAATATACCTTAGATCCCATCTGTGCTGAGATTGCCGCCAATGCAGAAAGTGCCGCGATTTCAATACCCACTGACAAATAAATTGCCCAACTTAATGGATTTGATAATCCATACCAAGAAGTTACGTGAGATATGGATACAAATGCAACGGTTAAGATTGGAACTAAAAATGAGATATAAATTATCGCCTTGAAATTCTTCTGAACCCAATTCATTTTCTCTGTGATTTAAGTTTCTTTATCTCATCTTCGATTTCAGTTTGTCTTCTGACATCAAATAATTTTCTATCGGTAGCCTGAATCATTCTTTTTTCCGCTTCCAATCCTGAGATTTGTAGTTCAATGTTTAATTCTTGTTTGGTATATGTTGAGTCTTTGATTGCGGTAATCTCTTGTCTTACTTTGGTTAACTCTCTTGAATCACCACAGGACTTGAATAATGTGAGCAAGGTGATTACCAAAACGATTATAACAAAGTTGTTTTCAATAAATTTTTTCATAACAATTTTATTTTGATTTATCCTTAAAATATAAAAGGTGTATTAAATAAATACACCCTTTATTCTAAATTACAGATAGTCGAAGAGAATACCTGTTTCGTTTCGTAACTTTCTCAAAGCCTTTTCTTTGATTTGTCTAACCCTTTCTTTGGTTAAATCGAAGTCAGTTCCAATGTCCTCAAGGGTTCTTGTTGAACCAGATAACCCAAAATAATCTTCGATAATAACCTTTTCTCTCTCGTCCAAAACATCCAACATATTCAAAAGTTTTTCTTTCAAAGTGTCTTCTGTAGATAAGTTTTTGTCCGCCAAATCAGCATTTGGGTTTACCAAAATATCCAACAATGTATCACCTTCTTCATTAAGTGGATTGTCCAAGTTAATGGTATAAGGTAGATTCACCATCTTTTCAGGTAATTCAACACCAGCCTTTTCAAGTTCTTTCTTAGCCTTATGAAGTTCTTGAACTACATTGACTGGTAGACGAATAGTTCTTGCATTCTCATTCAAAGATTGCAAAATAGATTGTCTAACCCACCATACCGCATAAGAGATGAATCTTAATCTTTTTGTCCAATCAAAGTTTTCAATCGCCTTCATCAATCCAAGATTACCTTCAGCAATCAAGTCACACAAATCCAAACCTTGATTCTGATATTGTTTCGATACGGTGATAACGAAACGTAAGTTACCTTCCAATAATTCTTTTTGGATTTCTTTCTTCTCTTCTTCAGTAATAAACCCTGATAACATTCTTTCAGCAAGTTCACGCTCCCTCTCAGGAGTCATGACCCTAATCTTTCTGATGTCTTTTAGATAATGACTTATCTCTTCTTGGTTGATGGGAATTGAAGATTTTTCTTTCATATTAGCTATTACTGTAGTTTTGAAGTAGAGTTAATTCGTGTTTAGTAAGTGAGTCCATTCCTAAGACATTAATCTTATCCAAGATGGAATCCAAAGTTGTTTTAGTTGCTGGAGTACCCATCCATTGTGAAATCTTAGACTTAATCTCTGAATGTAATTCGTTTGGAAGAATCATTTCATTTGAAAAACTGATGTCGATATCATCCTCATCATAGTCACTATACAAATCAGTATTCTCAACAACACCTTTCATGTCGATTGAATAGTCATTATTTTGACCAGGATTATCCAAATCAAATAAATGACCAGACTTTTCATAAGGAACGTGAACTGACACTTTGTCAGATACTTCTGTCAAAATTAGTATTTCACTATCAACATGGATAAGTCCAGTGATATATTCAAAGATTTCGTCTTTGGGAACATCTGTTGCGAAATACATCATTACAATTCCTCCTCCGAATTGATACTTCATGTTTGGTGAATCCACCAATGGCGCGACTGCCATTACTAGTTGATTACAACTTTCGTCTGTGATGAAATTACCGATAACTGTGGCTAAATAGTTTTTCATGTGTTTGATTTTTTTTACAAAGATACTGATTTAATATTACTAACAAAATATACTCTTCCTTTAGTTCCCGAATGTTGCTCGTACCACTTACCTTCTTTATCTTTCCAAACGTAAGGATTGGTTGGGTCAACACTCCATCTATATTGAGAATAGAAGTCGAAGTCTTTTTTTAATAGATTGGATTTGTGTGAGTCATGAAACTTTTGATTACCGAACCAATCAGGATAAGTCACCTCCTCATCGATATCCTCCTTATCCATTGTGTTCTTGAATCCACGACTAACCCACTCATCTATACTTGCGTTCAAGTACATCTTAAGGAGTGGAACATGGTTTCTCCACATAACAGAGCATGGATGGTTAATCCACCCTTTGTAGGGGGTACCATCCAGCTTTAATCTGCCAGTGATTGCACTGATAATTTGATAGGTTTCAACTCGTTGTTTGCCAAGTCTCTTATTATCAAGGACTCTGAGTGATTCGGTTAAATCCGCGTATGGTAGGAATGTTTGCATACCACAAAGATATGAATTAATTTGATATTAGCTCAACATTAAATCAGATAATCCATCTATTTGAATCTTACACGCCAAATAACTTTCGTAATTCAAATAAGTTGGATTTTGTTTCGCAACAACTGTAACCTTAGAATGTTCCTCTTTCGATAACTTTACTGTAGAACAATATTTTTTTAATAACCCAATGAACCTATCCAATCCCATGTTCTCGTCTTTATCCAACTCAGAAAAGATAAATCTCATTGCTTTACTTCTTTGAATGAAGTGGTCATCCACCAATTGTGTTAACGTCATATTTTTTGCAGACTCTGACATTAACCCTGTCTTAAAAAATTTACAGTTGGTAATATCCCAAATCGGATTTCTATTTCTGACAAAGAATTGTCTTAATTTGTTCTCATCACCTTTAATATTTCGATAACGTGCCAACAATACCTTGAAGTCTTCCAAGGTTTCTTCGATGTTAGATAATTGATTTTGGTTTAATGTTCTCTTCATAAAGACAAAGATATGTGAAAGATTTCAATTATTTACACCCACTCAGAAATTTGTTTGTTTGTCTTGGTAATTTGTTTTTTCAAATACTCCTGTACCAATTTCTTAAAGTCCTCAAACCATTCCTCTTTTCCTTTGTTTGTAAAAACAAGTTCATTGTTTGCGTTTTTTATTTGAAGTTGACCTTTACCTAACGCCCCAATACCTAATATTGAAATATCCAATTCCCAAATAAAGAATACTTTGATGTCGCTAATAACTACCATTCCGTTATCCAATCCATAACTTACAAAGACATAGATTAGTTCCTGTTCATCAGAGGAAAATAATTTCTTAATCTTATCTATCGACGTAAGATTCGGCATTGAAAAATCAGAATTTGTATCATGAGTCTTAGGGTCGATGTAGTATAAAACCCCATCTGACACAAGTGTAACATCTTCGATTGACTTTTTACTTCTTGGTTCCCGTTTCTCTGTAATCAATTCACTATTAGAATTGAACAATATATCACTGATTTTGTTTTCAATTAAATCACCAACAGTTCTTTGCATTCCCCCATCAACTAATTCAAAATCAACTAAGTTTTGGGATAATAACTCTTTAATGTATTCTTTAATTGCACTCATATTTTTATTGTGTTACTTTTGATATATTGTCTATTTTATTAATTCTGACGGTGTTGTTCGCCCAGTTATTCACTAAAGGATTGTGGGTAATAACGAATATCTTTTCAAAATATTCTTTCATTTTGGTAAAAAATTCTCCAACCATTTCCAAATTGTCATTGGAAATTTTACCAAAAACTTCGTCCCAAACTATGATATTTGGTTTTGGTAATGAACATACTTTAGACAACACCGCTCTTAACGCCATCGCAGCAATTGTTCGTTCATAACCAGATCCTGAGACCATCAGTTTTTCAATACCAGTTGAATTATCAATCATCATGAACTCCACCTCATTCTTGTCATTGATACGAATCTCCAAATTGAAGTAAGCAGAATCTTGTAAGAGTCTCTGAAGTTCTGAATTGATTAACGGCATCATGGTTTTCATAATCATTTTGGTGATACCATTCTTACCATAAACTTCAACATAGATTTTATAAATCTTTTCTCTTTCAAACTCTTCAGCAATTTTCGAGATGAGGTCTTTATTCTTTTCGATTCTTGATTCAATAGTTTCAATACGAGTTGAGTTTGTATTTTGAACCTTTTCATATCCTCTCTTCTCATTAATCAATTCGTCAATACGTAATCCAGCCTTTAACAACTGAGCATCAATCTCATTGTTCTTCTTAATTTTGTCTTGGACTTCCTCATATCTTTTGAGTTTATCTTTAACTTGCTCCAATTTGAGTTGAGTGGATTCCAAAGATAACTCATATTTTTCTTTTATGAGCTTATTTCTCTCATATTCATCAAAATCTTTTTTGAGTTGTGTAAAGGATTGTTCTTTCTTTTCGTACCCATCAATTTCTTCTTTGAAGTCCTGAACAAGTCTTTTGAATGAATCGAGTTGTTTAATTTTCTCGTTGGTCAATTTAGCTTCCATCAATTTGATACCACAGTGGTCACATTGAATTCCGTCACCATACTTTTCGATAAGGTCTTGAATTTCCTCAACTTTATTCTCGCAAGTAACAAGTTCAGCGAATCTTGATTTGATAACCTCTTTTACGTTATCATGTTTATCCTCATGATAAAATTCTTTGGGTTCAACTATCTTAATATTCTTGATGTCCTGTTCGGTCTTTTGTTTTGAGTCCTCTAAGTTGCTTATTGAAGATTGTAATAACAATGGATTCAAGGTAATGAGTTCCTTATCCAAATCAGTGAATTTGGATTTCAACAAATTATCTTTATAATCCTGTCCCTTCTGAAGTCTTTTGTCGACATCTGAGATGTTTTTGGACATCTCGATAATCTCATCCTTCATTCGGATAATCTCCTCACCAGAGGTCTCATTATCCTGTTTAAGAGACTCTGTGTTATACACATTAGAAATCATTCCTTTGGAGAACTCTGAATAAAGTTCTTTGCCAGTCTCTTCCTTTTTCTTAAGAAATTCTAATCCCAAGAATCGAGTCAATACCTGTCCACGAGCAGTTGGTTTTGCATCCAACAAGTCTTCAAGATTGGATGCAGTTGTAACAATGGTCATCAAAAAGTCTTCCATACTTCCGATGGATTTCTTCATGAAGTTTTCTGTCTCACGTCTTTGTTCACCAGTGAAGTTTTGAAGTTGACCATCAGCAAGTTTCTTAAAGAACTCAAGTTCAGTCTTAATGTTCCATTCACCCGCCTTGGACTTCTTTCTTTCAATCTGACGAACAATCACATAGTCTTCACCATCGATTGTGATGTCACCCTTAACACTAACTTTGTTTACATCAGTAAATCTGTTGAAGATTTCTTCAGCCTTTTGAGTTTTGGTTGTTGTGTTGAAGAACAAAAACAATAGAAGGTCAACGGTTAATACCGTCTTCCCTCCAAAGTTTGGTGGATCCGATTCAACTACAGTAATCCCATTACACTTGTCAAAATCAATTACTTGATTCTGTCCATAAGATAAGAAGTTATCGAACTCAATTTTTTTGATATACCATCTTTTGAATGGAGTTACCTCAACTTCGTTTGCCAACATTCTGTTTTCAACCGCAAGGTCGATGTTCATTAGTTGGTCGAAATATTGTTCTTGACCTTTGGATTCCAAATAAGTTTTTACCAACTCTGTCTGATAATTCTTATCCATGATGTTCACTGAAACATCAATGGTCTGCATGGAGTCTTCATCCGATGTCTTCACTTTGGTAATCACATTAATGTTTGTTGAATAATACTTTTTCATAAAGTACTGCTTCACAGACTTAATTCTTTCCTGAGTAAAGTTTTCGGGTGTGTCTTCCCAAATTACCTGAATGTAAGGGGTTTCTAATGTAGATACATCTAAATTAGTTGGCATATTTGAATAGTTGTAAGTTGGATATGGATTGAATAAATCCCATTTCATTTTATTGGTTTGTTTCAGAAGTTCCGTTTTGTTCAGCTTCTTGTTTTTTCTTGAACTCTTCCATTTGAAGTTTCATCGTTTCATTGAAAAGTTTTTGAATTGCAGATTGTTGCGTCTTAATGTTTTGGTTTCTGTTCTCAACTCTTTTTCTGTGAGCCTTAGCTCCACCTCTTACTTTTGATTTTCCCATCTTATTAGTCGTTTAATGTAAATAATTGAACCGTTACACCTTTTCCATTGGTTGCTTGAAAGTCATAATCCACTTCCAATTCACTTCCTTTGAAGAAAACTTTATCAATGAAATCATAATCTGCGTAGTCAGTTCCTATTGTACCAGGAATATATGAAAAATCTTTTGGTGTTGGAACTTCTTCAGATTCAAAATTGAATCCATAAACCATTCCTTTATTCTCTTCCATGAAAAGCAAAACATTCTCATTCTCTCCTTCAGAAGGAAATCCATGATAATCAATACTTTCATAATTTTCATCAATTTCATAGTGGTCAGTCATTTCATCCAAATTGAATGTAGCAATGTCCTCACCATTTTCATCTGCGATTATGAAACTAAGTCCATCATTGTCCATAGGTTTGTCAATAACCCACATATTTGTGTTAAAGGGCTCATAACCTTCAACGATTGTTTCCAAGTCCCAAGCCATTTCACTCAGATCCTCATATCCATTTTCTTCTTGATATTCTTGAATATCTTGAACCTGTTGGTCAGTAATAGATTGTGCGGATGCATTCAATTCCCACCCGTAAACTTTTAATTGATACTTTGCCATCTTGTTTTTATTTTGTTGTTTGTTTTTTTATTCTGATTTTGGTCGGTTTACCTCGAACCATTCTACGATTGCATTTATTGCCCATACGGCTCCTGAGGCAAACATCCCATCAAAAAACCAAGAGTACCATAATGATTCTCCAATGATTATATTCCAAGGCGAATATACAAAAATTCCAATAAAGAATCCAACCCAAGTTGATGTACACATCATACATCTTAACATATCGGATAAGAATATCCAAAAATCTTGGAAAATTGAGTCAACATCTGCCGCCCATTTGTTTATTGCATTTCTTGGTCTATTGAAAATACTTCCATAAACGAGGATGTTGCTCATACCATAAGCCATAATCATCCATATTAATATTTGTACCATAATTTTTATTTATATAATGTGTCGTCCAAGTTGGACCCTTTAAGAAAAGCCGCTTTCCTATCTGTTTGAAACTTTTGAATGTCTTCGATAGTTTTTTCGTATTCTCTGATTTTATTATCTTTCTCGATATTGTCTTGTTTCAACTTTTGGACAGTATTCTGAATTGCATCCAACTTTGATTTCAATCCAATATCGGTACTTTCTTTTTCAACTACTACTTCCTTGATGACTTCAACTTGAACTTCTTTAATAATTTCAACTATCTTCTCAACAGGAACTTCTCTAATCACTTCTAAAACTTTTGGAGGTTTATTTTCTAACTCTTCTATTTTCAACAACAGTTCATTTACTTGAGTGTCATCAGAGACTCTAACAACTTTCTCAACAACCACCTCTTTGATTACATCTTTCAAAACAACTTTTTCAACAGGTATTTCCTTAACTATCTCGACTATTTTTTCAACAACTCGTTCAATCGGAACCTCTTTAATAATTTCTATAATCTTTTCAACAGGTTTTTCAACTTCAATATACTCAATCTTGACAACCTCTTTAATTACCTCAACAGGAATCTCCACCCGTTTTTCAACAATGACCTCTTTTTCCACCTGTTTTTCACGAGTCCCACCCACATTTAACAAACCATACCTCTCAATGTTAAATCCTTCAAGGTAAGATTTCTTAATCACCTCACTAATTCTCAAGTCATTCATATTACAATATGATATGAGATCTTTGTTTTCAGTGGAAGAAAGGTTTAGTTTATATTCCATTTAGTAATTTACAAGTTTCTCGGTTCCGTTAACCAAGTTATCAATTGAGTTTATATAGAATGATAGAAAAGGTTTTGGGTTCGGAAGGTCAACAAAGTCATACTGGTCTTTCTCAATGTCATAAACACCATATCCATGTTTAGTTACTCTCTCTCCAAAGTTCTGTTGGATAGTTGACCCAACCATGTACGCTTTCTTTCCACCAGGAATGTCAAACACTTGTCTCTTGTGAATGTCTCCACAAAGTACCAAGTCACACCCCTTGAACTTACTCGTATCAAACCCATCCTCAAACTTATATCCAATATCGGTGTAAAGACCAGTGACAGGTCCGTGAAATAATCCAATGTTCTTGTTCTTGGACTTCTGAATATCAGGTTGAATGTTGTGTTCCATCAAAGAATACACACACCAATTAATATTCTCATCCTCATACACCCCACGGTTCTTATAATAAACTATGTTATCATTCTTCAACGAATCGATAATCGGAGTCAAAGCATCCAAACGAGTATTGTTATTCTCAAGGAAGTCGTGGTTACCAATAATTACAATAGTCTTTGTAATTTTTGCACACTCGGTCAATATCCAAGCAACAAACTCCACCAACTCTGGTGTCATTTGATTTTTGGAATGAACCAAATCTCCAGTGAAAACTATTCTATCAGGTTGTAGTGTTTTCCATTCTTTCAACGCAGACTCAAGGATTCCACGATACAAATCATGGTCCTTGAATAGTCTTACGTGTAAGTCAGAAAAATGAACTAATCTATTAATCATTAATGATAACTTTCGGTTCTTCTTCGAAGGGATTAAACCCTTTGTTTATGTGTCCACAAGAATCACACTTGTAGATTGGAAATGGTACAGTTGTGTCTTCGGATGAACCAGTCATCAACTTTGGGACTAACTTCAGGTAAGTAACTTCTCTGAAATAAACTCCTCCACAATTATCGCACTTGATGGTCGGTACGTCTCTTAAATTAATTTTAGGTTTTTCTAACTCCATATTTTGTATTGTTTAATGTTTCTATAAATGATTCTACTTTTGTTTGTGCCTTATTAATATAAGATAAATCTCCACCTTCATCAAGTCTAGACAAGTGTAACTCGAACTTTGTAAAATCAAGTTTACTGATTGTATTGACAAATGAGTTGACGAAATCTCTACTCAGTTTACACTCTCTCGTTTTAATAAAGTGATATCTAAAGGTTGTGAAGATTTGAAATAACTTTTCAAGTTCCCATTCACTAGCAATTAAGTGACTCTCATGGGCATACTTATCCTTCACATCATATATCTTAATACTTTCGTTCAACCCTCCTTGAGCAAACTCAAGGTACAAAGCAACTTTCCTGTAGTTCTCATTCTTAGTTTCTGATTTATCAATCAGGTATGCAAGAAATCCGTCTCGAGTGTAGTTCTTAAAAATTGATTCGTTGTTTTTAGTTGTAGTACACCATTTTGTGTTCGCACCATACTTCATGGAACCTTTATGGGTTTTGGGTTGAAGTAAAATAAACTCTTCCGTCTCAAGGAGAACATTGATATGGTCTTCTTTTACGAAATATTTTTCTTCTCTTGCTTGTTCCGCATTTTCAATAACATCAATTAACTTTTGATAATTGCCATATTCTTTGGAATAAATGTCTTTGTTGCTGATGTATGGTAGTAGCTCATTAAACTTAGTAACATGTTTAATGATGGTACTAGTCGTTCTGTAATGTCCTCCAAGTTTCCTATCCTCCCAAGTCTTCAACATGAATTCCAAATACTTTTTTGTGGGTGTAGTATCCCCTTCAACAAATTTGGTAAAACTTGCCGTGGAAACCTCAGAATATTTTTTTTTCAAATCATCTACCTTTGACATATCGACTTTACAATTAATGTTAGACACAATAGTACGAATAATTTTTGACTTTTCAAAAAAAAACCACCCTTCGGTGGTTATTTCTTTAGATACTTTTTCATATCCATTCCCATGATGATATCGATAACTTCTTGAGGAACTTTGTATTCATCATACATAGAATCTTCTTTCAAATGGGAGATTACACATCCATACAACTTAAGATTTTCATACTTGGTTCCCTGTAACATTTTTACAAGCAACTTACCATAGAAAGGTAATTGAAGATAGTAGTGTCCTAACGCTGTATTTGGATACTTTTGGAATGGTTCATACATCCTATCAGTATATCTCGTTTCAACAAAGTTTTTTGCTTTGTTGGTTTTCCAATCAGTTATCACCAATCCGAACTCAGTTTTCTGTCGGTTAGGGATAATCCAAACTTTATCTGGTTGCCCAACATATCCTAATTCAGGATCCCCCAAAACCATTTCAGTATCAAGAAGAACCGCTCCTCTCTCTTCCATCAGTTTGATATATTGTTCACCTCCCTTAATCATTGCGTCTCCTTTGATAAGTTGGGATGGGTCACAAGTAAAAATAGGCTGTCTTACTTCCTTATAGTTTCCGTTTCTCTCGATGGTTTTTTTCTCCAATATAAAGTGAACACGAGACCCCATGTTCGTGGAATAGTCACCTGCGGCTGCCCACTCTTCTTTTAATCTCTCCGCCTCCTCAGGGTCTCCACCAGACTTCTTCAACGCCGCCTCATCTAAAGGAAACTCTCTATAGAATTTTTTTAGTATTTTGGATACTGAAGGGTAGTCTTGTCTACCACCCATAGTGTAAATGTGATTGTCTTCTTCAAAGACCAATCCCAAACTTTTTTGTCTCTCAGAGATAATTTCACGTATCTCTGAGGCGACCGATTTCAAATCTATCATTCTATCTTATTTCGTAGTAATACTCGTCAATTTGCCCACGTAGGTCACAAACGTCCTTATCGACTGGCAATTTAACTATTTTAATTTTATTATACAACCTACCTCCATTTAGTTCATGATAAACTCGGAGTCCATCTTCAAACGCATCTCCATCACAACAGATGATGACTTGAGCATTCGCCTTGGTGTATAAAGTTTCAAACAACAACTTACTCATCTTCTTTCCCAACATTACAATAGAGTTGGATAGGAAGAAGGAGTCAAACGCACCTTCACACAAATATACGTCCTTATCCCAATCAATCAAACTCTCATTGAAGATTATCTCATCTTTGGGAACGGAAGGGTTCTTATACTTCATCTTCTTGGGCACCCAAGATCTGGCGACAAAATAATTTAACGCTCCTTCCTTGTTGAATGAAGGTACAATAATTCTGTAGGCAAAGTCCCCACTTACGGTATAACCTATCTTGAACCTCTCAATCATCTCATCAGTAATACCTCTTGATTGGAGGTATCTGTATGCTTCCATATGTGGAATGAATCTTGGGTTGGAATCTTGGAAGGTGGTATAACCTTCAGGTAGTCTGAGTTTGGGTCGTTTGACATCCTCTTGTTTGAGTTCCTCAGGTTTGATTAAGTTGTAGACTTTCTTTTGACTTTTGGTCGCGTATTGGTCAAATAGTTTACCCAATGGTCCGTGAGTTCCGTGAGTCTCACCACAGGACCAACACTTATAAACGTGTTTACCATAGTTAATTTCCAAGTTACCTTTACCATCACCACCATCCAAACCTTTTTCTTCAGCACAGACAGGACAGTCAAAAGATATTTGCCCTTTTGATTCGTAGTGTTGGTGGAAGTCACCAAGAAACTCCGTGAGTAATTCAACTAATACGTCAACCTCGTCTGTCATTCTACAAATATAATCAATTATTCCTGATTATCATCAGGATATGAATTCAAACCAACAATGTTTTTTCTCCACCACTTCATAACAGGGTGAGTTTCATCAAGATACCTCTCAATAAAATAATATGCAATCGCGAAGACGGTTGTTATAACCAAACAAACGAAATAGAATAGAATTAACCAATCCATTTTACGGTTTTTATATCTGCGGCGTAGTTTAATTGAACACTAAAAATCGACAGGTGTGATCGTAAGTGACTGATAAAGAATTTTCGTAAAACTCTGTTGAGTTTTAACTTGGAAATATTTTTCATGTCTTTGGTAATCCTTTGATGGTCGATCCACATTAGACCACCTCCGTATCTAACATGAATTTTACCCACGAAAGTAACATCAACTTCTTCTTGGTAGTCATACTGACGATAGTGAGTAATCTGAATGGTACCTTCGATATTATCATCCTTGATATTCAAAGTGCCGTACTTTTTGACAACTCGTCTGAGTGCTTTTGCTTCGGGGGTTTTTGTCACGTATCCTTTCATAAAGCTAAGATACTATAAAAAAATTAACCTACCAAATTTCTTTCATCTTCATATAACCAAGTGCGGCACAATAGGCGTCAGTTTGGTCATAATTTTCTTTTTTGAGAGTATTGTTCTTTGTGTATTGCCAAGTAATTTGTGGTTCTCTCTTTGCAACTAATTCCCATATAACCACTTTCTTATCAATATCTTTTGGCATACCACCAAACAAAACATATTTGTCTTTGTCATTAGGTTGAACTAAATGAGGGAATGCAAATTTTCGTGAATTGTACGTCGAAATAAATTCAGGAACTACTCCCAATACATCATAAACTTCTTTACAAATTAATGTATTGAATCTCATCAAAGTACTGACCGTGTAAACGTTATTGGAGTTCAATAAAGGTTCTTCGATGACAACATACTGAATACCAAGTTCTTTATAGGATAATAATTTTTCTCTGAAGATTTGTGCCTTGAGTAGCAATTCTTCAATTTTATTTTCTACCTTTGGTTTTGGAACTGGTGAGATGTGAGTTAATTCTAATAAATTTCCAGTACCGATGTCGAATAAAGACCAACCTATCGTTTTGGTCGACACATCAAGCCCAAGTACTTTGGGCGAATCTTTCCTAATGTTTTTTGACATAATTAAAAATCTAACTTAACTACAAATTGTTGAATACCCTGTCTTAATTCAGGAGATTGTAGCTTAGATATAACTATAAGATCATTATTTTGATCGTAAAGGCCAATTTCAGTAATATATGATTTTGTCCCTTGTGTCCATGTGGGGTTAGATGTATTTGTAAACTGATTTCGATTCAAGTTTACCAAATATTTCATCTCATAAATCGTTGCCGAGATATCAGTTTCTAAGTTCCCATAAAAATAATACTCATCGCCAAAGTTCAGAACATCGGTCTGTCCATTCAATGGAATGTCCAAATAATTCTGTAACTGATATGCCGCCGCACCGTTATAATCATCAAGTCCTATTTGGAATGTTGTTCCTGTCAATGATGCTTGAGTGATATACCCATTTGATAATGTCATCGCTGAGGTTACATCTATCTGTCTCCAAGCAGTTGGTGATGGTCTTGTATCACCTGTCACCATTTGACAAATAATCTTCATGGAGGTAGCGGTGTATCCTGTAAATTCATTAACCCCCAAGAATCCAAATTCTCCTCCGAATCTTACTGCAACGTTTTGAGTGTTTGCCGTAACCGAACTTGTTGGTTGTACCACAGAATAATAATTACAATGAAGCGAACTTGTAACACCAGTTTGTGATTCAAATAAATAACTTACCCAAAATCTCTGATCCGGATTTGTCATGAGTCCGTTAGAATTGTTTCCCGTATCACAAATGTTTGGAGTTAATAAACTCAACTTTGGTGCAGGTAATGTAAAGTTCCTGTTTGATTTATAGGATAACGCAGCAATTACTTCTTCATCATCAACCACAATAATTTCTTGGTCAGGGAATACTTTACCTATTCTATTCAAGTTACCATTACTATCCGCATTGGTGTCCCACAAATGATAGTATCTTATACCAGGGTCATTCATGTCAATGTTTTTAGTTGACTTGATGTAATATGGTTTGCACAAGTCATATCCTGGAGGGTCAATAAAGAAAGTTTGTCCGATGGTAGTTCCTGTTGATTTATGCCACATCAATGTTGGCATGTTCAATTTGAAGTGTCTCGCTAATCCAATATCGTCTGTCGGATTCTGTGGGTCAAATGGCTGTGTTGAGAATTTCTCACCATAGACATTATCAATATCTTGATTAGTATAATGAATAATCGCAATGGCTTTTTGGTCCTGAGGTCTTACAACAATTTTCTCATCGAAGGAATTATAATAAAACACTTGACTCGTGTCAGTCTGTCCTGATGGTTCGTTGTATCCCAAATATTCTTTAGTGCCTATGTATGATACTGACCCAAACTTGGTATAGTCTTCATATGTACTACTGAATAATCCAGCGGGGCTCTCGGTCCAAGGAATGTTCATGTTCCAAATAAGAGTATTCTCTCGATTACTTACATCACAAGGTGATTCAAAGTTAAGAGTATCTGTTTGCCAATAAGGTGCCGGTGTAATGAAATCATACAATTCAGTCATACCTGACGGATAAACATATAGTCTTGCAAAGTTCGTTTGAACTGGTAAGTTATCAAACGTTGGTAACGATCTATCTAAGGTTAATGTAAATGTACTTCCTGTAGTTCCTGTAACAGGACTCATATTCTGAATCTTATATGTTAAAATTTGGTTTGTAGTAAAATCTCCACATCCTCCATTTCCATCATATACAATCGTAACAAAATCATTAATAGACGGAGTACCTGATGTCAAACAACTTGTTGGTGAATTATCAAATTCGATTTGCATGGAAGTTTGTCCTGACAACGTTGACATATCAACCCAATAACTTGTGGTCATTGTATATGCGGTACTTGTCTGTATTTGAGTGACTCCAGTTGTGAAAAATCCTTTTACTCCCGCAGAATTATAGACCTGTTGGAAGTTACTATCCATAAAAGGTATTCCATAAGTGTTACCTGTCGAACCTTGTACATAGTATGGATATTTTATATTTTGTTTGTTCGACTGCGGTGAACCTGTATCATTTTGTGCGTTAAACGCCGGCATCAAAATATTATTATTGGTCTGATTATAGTTCGGTACTGCAGTATAACTCACCTCACTATCTCCAATTTGGAAATAGGAAATATTGAAGTTACCTTGAGAAAGGTTTCTACGTCCAACGTCTGTAAGTCGGGTGTTAATAAGTCCTGCAGTATTTTTAATAATATAAGCCATTGTCTATAAATAGTTGTTCTGTTTTTTTATGATATCGGTCCGAAGTCGCAATTTACTACAACAGTTATACAAGTAACGTTGGTTGGATTATTCGTATCTCTCAAACCAAAATAAACCGTTCCATTTGGTACGTAAAGATAATCTGTTGTATTTCCTTGTATCGAGTTGAATATCCCGTTCAACGCATCATTACAAGTTGTGTAATATGTATCTGTCATGTCGTACTGACCAGATCCTCCAGCGATACCTGTGATGAACACAGAATTAATTCCTCCAAATCCACAAAGTACATTAGATGTTGCAACCAATGGTTTGGATGGAATATTACCTGTCGAACTGAAGTTCACACTGTTACTATTAATTGTATTCGAAGTTGTATCAGAAATCACCGTACAACATCTACATCCATTAATACTTGCTTGAGTGAACTGAGCACTAATTTGTTGTTGAAGATTAGTTATACAGTTGCTTTGAGTGTTAGTTTGTCCACTTGTAATAGACAATACAGAAGTACTGGTTATTAAGACAGGAGAGTTTAGTCCAATCTGTAATTGGTAGGTGTCCGCCTCAGTAACCGCAGTAAATGTTTCAGGACTACAATTTGGTCTGCTACCAGTCTGAACTACTGTCTGAGTTGTTGTTGGAGTTTTAGTCACTCCATTCTCAGTGATGGAGAACGTATCAGTAATTAATCCAGTACCAGGTCCGTTATAAGTTTTTATGGATGATAGTGTCAAATTGAATGGTATGGTAACTCCAGGTGGTAATGGTGGAGTGCTTACAACTTGATAATATGTTGTATTAGAATTGTAATTACTCAAAGTAATGGTTTGAGTTGCTAACGTATTAGCACTCAAGGACAATTGATAAGTTACAGGTTGTTGAGTGAATCCAACTGTAATACTTTCTATTTCAGTATTACCAGCAGAATCTCTTACTGTTATTGTATATGTTCCAGCACACAAATCTTCAAAAACATTTGTCGACTGATAAGTAGATCCTCCATTAATAGAGAATAGATATGGAGGATAACCATATTGAGCATTGACCGTTATATCACCATCACAATTCACAACACTATCACATGAGTTATTATTTACAGACAAGGCCACTTGCATTGGTATCACCGAAGGACAAACACCTTGAGTCATAGTTACACTATATGTATTAACTCCACCAGCAATGACCCAACCTGAAGTCGGAACTGAAGATGAAGATGTGCTAATGAATATACCTCCACCTACAGGGTTGAATGGTATTGTCGGATTAGATCCGGTTACTTCCCATCTCGTTAATGTGGAGTTCCAAACAATATTATATTGTCCATCTACAGTTGTCCAAGTAGTTCGTCCATTTCTCATTCCATTGCAATTAAATTGTAATGGACCATAAGCGGTTGAAGTACTTAAAGCTATTAAACACAATTGAGGGCAAACTCCTGATGGAGTAACTGTTGGTGTTGCAGTTGGACTCGGAGTAATAGTTGCAGTTGGAGGAAACAAACTACAAACAGTATTTGCGGTATAATCCCCATAATAATCGACAACAGTTACTTGATAATTTCCTTGAGGTATACCAACCAAAGTTTGTGTTCTCTGTCCTCCTTCCCAATAAATAGAATAAGGACTTGTACCTCCAGTAATTTTCAAAGATAAAATACCATCCAAAGAACTTGAAGAACTTGGCATGGATATGGGAAAACAAGTCACTCCCATATCGAAAAGGGTAAACACATCACAGTTATTTTTTAATGAGAAAACTTGACTATTAGTCGGTGTTTGTGTTGGAGTTCTTGTAACTGATGGAGTTGATGAACTTGTAGGAGTAATAGTCGGAGTAGTAGTATTTGTAGGTGTTGTGGTTGGAGTCTGTGTTGGTGTTGGAGTTGGGCAACTAACTGAAGCAGTTATGTTCAATTTTACAACACCATTTGATGGCTTGGTATAATCCATTGTAATGGATAATCCACTCTGATTTCCTTGTTGGAAATTGCCACAACAATCCGTGTAAAAATACGTACTACCAGGGTTTACTGAAGTGAACGCTTGTCCACATAAAATTGGGGTAGAAGATGGAGTTGGATTCGGAGTCCTTGTTTGAGTTGGTGTCGCAGTTGGTGAAGATGTAATAGTAGGAGTCGGTCTTGGTGTTCGGGTTGGCGTTATAGTCGCAGTTTGAGTTTGAGTATTTGTTGGAGTTTGTGTTGGTGTTGCTGATGGTTCGGGTGAAACTACCGGATAACAACTTGAATTACTAGTACAAACGGTTTCCGTGTCAGTCACGGTAATTCCTTCAATTAATACTGTATCTCCAAAGAAACCATATTTGAATGTTGGAGTATCTAATATAGATGAACAAATATAAAATGCAAATGAACTTCCAAGATTAATGGTAGGTAAGTTCAATGCAACTGCACTATCCGCTTGCCCATCACAGTCAGTATACACAACGTATAAATCCTGGCCTCCACTGGTGGCTAAATCATAAGGGACTTCAATGTAATAACAGGTACAAGCCGACATCTATTAATTTATTATATCCTATAATTATAAGAACTCACAATATTTTGTATATATTTGTGAAGTTTATGAACATGCAACAAAACTTGTTATTGTCCCATCTCCATCTACCTGAACAGCATAATTGTTTCCTCCAAAGGTAAATTTAGTAAATCGATTATTACCATTGTATGGGTTGAATAATGTTCCACCAAAAGCAGTTTGATATATCTTTACTCCAACCACAGGGATAATATTCGCCTGGTTAATATACGTGTAATAATTTACAAGTGTAAGTGCATCACTACAGGTGTTTGCTGAAGTTGAAAAGGTATTTTGTCCAATCAAATGAAGTGAGAACGCAGGTGTCACAGATGGTGTTGGTGTGAATGTGGGAGTTGTTGTTGGAGTACTTGTTTGGGTAGGACTTACTGTCGGAGTATTAGTTCGAGTCTGAGTTGGGGTAGGAGTGTTTGTTGGTGTCTTCGTAACTGTAGGAGTAACAGTAGATGTTGGCGTTGGGGTGATGTAGATTATTTCACCATCAATACAACCATTATTATCTTCTATTTTGATAACAATATTTGTTTGGTCATATGGTGGTGGAACAGAGAAAGTAAACGGAAAAGTCGATACTGTTCCAACAGACACACAACTTGCACTAAATGCATTACAGTAGTATACATCTACTGGAGTGTTTGCGGTTACTGAAGTTATTGTTACTTGTTGACTCATATCTATAAAATGTTAAGTTGAACTTGGTGTTGGAGTATATGTTGGTGTTGCCGTTGGAGTAGGGGTGGGTAACAAACAATTTAATAATGTTCCAAATGGGTTTAAGAATGCAATATCATTAGCCTCATACCCATTATATCCTATAAATGTCCCATATACAACATGAATCCCATTAGATAGTATAAACCCACGGTTATCCGTAGAAGATCCAAAAATTAATCCAGTACCCACATTGAATGTAGGGTCAATACTACCATCATTGTTCAGCATTATTAGTCCATTTGATGAACCTCCGTTATATGTATTAAAATCTCCTGTGATGAAATATTTACCAAGATAGTTCGATATACTCAAAGCATAAGATAATCCAGATGTCCGTGTAAATCCGTTTCCAGAATTAAATGTATTATCAATCGATCCGTCTTGATTAAGTCTCACAATGTTTCGATTTGTTTGTCCACTATATTCAAAAAAATCTCCAACTGCTACTATTTTTCCATTGTCAATTAATCCAGAATAAGTCGCCCCATTAAATTCAACTCCAGTATTGAAAGTATTATCTATCGAACCATCATTATTCAATCTAACCAGACTATTGTGTGCTACCCCATTAAATATTGTAAATCCACCAAAGATTAACTTTTTACCATCAACCTGTTGTTTAATGTCAAATATAGTATTGTTGAACCCAGTGCCGATTGTAAATGAGTTATCTACACTTCCATCACTATTTAACCTAATCAGACGATTGTAAGGAACTCCGTTATATTGTGAGAAAAATCCTCCAACCAAAATTTTACCATCTGATTGAATACTAATTGCATAAATAATTTGATCGAATCCCGTACCACTATTAAATGTACCATCCACAGTCCCATCACTATTCAATCTAATAATTTTATTTGCGGGGGTTCCATTATAAGAAGTAAAAATACCCCCAATAAGTATTTTTCCATCAGGTTGTATCTTAACTTCAGTTACCACGTCGTTGAATCCAGTACCTATATTGAATGTATTATCTACGGTCGCATCTCCATTTATTCTAACTATCCTATTGAACGGTAATCCACTATACGTTGTAAAACCCCCTACGAATATAATTCGACCACTACTATCTTCGACAGCGTCTTCAGGTTGATTATTGAACCCCCCGTTAAAACTAAAGCAATAGTTCCAAGGTGTTGAACTTGGAGTTGGAGTTGGAGTTACAAAGAAATTAACCGAACTTGTTCCCGATATTACACAATTGTTTGCGTCAATTGCCTTTATCATATAATTCGCAGATGTATCATTAGGGGCCGGTATATCAAAAACATATGGAAATGATGAATCCGTTATTGTTGATATATAAAAACAACCTGACCCATCTACCTGACAAACATAAATGTCATACGGAGTTTGCCCTGAAATATCGTTTATAGTTACTTGTACAGCCATATTATATTTTTTTTAACATTGTGTTGATGATAATCCAGTTACAACTCCCGAACCATTTAAGTCCCAATTCGCCCCTTGGTGGAATACATATATTTCACTAACCACATTCTGTAATGTTGAATCTGTGTATAATGTACACCCAACACTAATCGTCTGACAATTTGAATATAATGTTTTCGGATTGATAATAGCATCAGAACAAGCGTCCGTAACACTTACATCACTTACTCCACTATTTCCGAAAGCCCCGATGTTTCCTGTTGCGCATGTCTCACAATTAGAATAAGTTTGACTTGGAACACCTGTGAAATAATTACCTCCAAAGTTTATTGGTGTAACTTTTGGTGATGGAATATAAGATGTATTAAACTGACCAACAAAATACCAACAGTTAGCATCGTTATCTTTGAATGTTTCGTTTACAACAATTGGGAAAGATACTGGTTGAGTTTGAATAACTTGAGTTATCGTCCCTCTTCCTCCACCAATACGATTACAAGATTGATAAACATATAGGAAATTAGGAGTAGCCGATGGGGATGCGGTTATAGATGGTGTAGGTGTGTTTGTAGCCGTTGGAGTTCTAGTTTGAGTTGGTGTCGGTGGAGGTGTAGTACCATTTGTAGCTGTTTGAGATGGTGTTGCCGTTTGAGTCGCGGTTACACTTGGTGTAATACCCGCAGTTGATGTTGGAGTATTTGTTGGTGTTGATGTTACCGTTGGAGTTGGTGTAGGTATTACACTGCAGAATTCACAAGAAGAGTAAATTTGTACAATACTTCCAAGATTACTGTTAGATGACAAGTTATTATCATCTCTTGTATATACAACACAACGATTTACTCCATTAACTTGAACGAACATTGTCATACCAATCAATACAGGTGTTCCTGCAAATGATAATGAATCATTAGTATAGAATTCCTCACCTGTGTTACAATCAGTTAATACTTTTACAGATACACAACTGAAGGTTTGATCCATTAACTCGAAAGATACACTGCCTCCAATAGATACAGTTCTCGTTAATGTTACCGAAGGAGTTAAGGTTACAGACGGAGTGGTTGAAGTATATCCACTCAAACTAAAATCAATCCCAACACCAACACAGAAGTTACCTGTGGGGGATGGTGTTGGAGTTACTCCAAATGAACTGATTGTAAAATTAACATCATCACAAGCAATACTTGGAGTTGGAGTTACTGGCGGAGTATAAGCGCAATCGAAGTACGCATTGAAATCGAACGTAGAACAATCAACTCCTGTCGGTGTTGGTGTTGGACAAATACCTCCACTAAAATCGTTAGCAGATATATCAGGACATTGAGAATTACAAGGGTAAGAACCTCTCAACAGACAAGATCCGCCCAAAGATGTGCTTAAACACCAATAATTTCCTGTGTAATAAATGACCGCAGAAGTTATTCCATCTCCTGTATAGTACAATCTTGAATTATAATTTCCAGCAACCTCGTAATTTCCATTGTAACCTGAAAAAGACGGTAAAGTCGTGTAAAAACAAAAATCTGTAAATGCACATGCCGAAGGGGACGGTGAAATAGTTGGAGTATTAGTTGGTGTTGGTTGTGGAGTATTAGTTGGAGTTGGCGTTGGAACACATAATAAACAATCCTCGAAGTCAGGATCACCAAAATCAGGACCACCTGGTCCAGAAAATTCCACAAAACTATAACATTCACCATTGTAAAGATAGGCAGCTCCAACAAATGCAGTGTCTTCATTTACGTTAGCGTATAACACTTCACCATTTGAGCACTTTGTTAGTAAAGCCGCTGTGACGGCAGTTCTTGGACAAAATGAGTCAGCACATGTTGGTACTTGTGTAAAGGTGACTCCTACAGAATCGTATAATGGCCCTGCAGTGAATCCACTCACGATTGTGGCACAACCCTCAAACTCAGTGCTCCCTGTAATATAATATACATTTCCGATTACTGTTGGAATACTTGGCCCACCAAATCTGAAAATATTTGAACCATTTGTACAATCTTGGAATTGTACAACTATACTATTTGTTGGTGTAGGTGTTTGTGTTTGGGTCGAAGTTTGAGTTGGAGTTTGAGTTGGAGTAGAAGTGTTTGTCGCGGTCTGAGTTGGGGTTTGGGTTTGAGTCGCGGTCTGTGTAGGAGTCTCAGTTGGAGTAGCGGTATTAGTCGCGGTCTGAGTTGGGGTTTGCGTTTGAGTCTGTGTAGGAGTTTCTGTTGGGGTAGATGTTGGTGTTTCAGTTGCAGTTGCGGTTTGGGTTGGTGTTTCAGTTGGAGTAGCAGTATTAGTCGCAGTTTGAGTTTGTGTAGGTGTCTCAGTTGGAGTTTGCGTAGGTGTCTCAGTTGGAGTTGCAGTATTAGTCGCTGTCTGTGTTGGTGTTTCTGTAGGTGTTTGGGTTGGTGTTTCTGTTGGAGTATTCGTATTGGTTGCAGTCTGAGTTTGAGTCTGTGTTGGAGTTTCGGTAGGAGTTTCGGTAGGAGTTTCGGTAGGGGTTGGACTTGTTCCACTTGTTGCAGTCGTAGTAGTAGTCGGAGTTTGTGTTGGAGTTTCGGTAGGAGTTTCAGTTGGAGTAGCGGTGGGAGTAGGCGTAATTGCACTACAATCGCATTGTGGATCATTACAAGGAATTAGTTCATTTAAGAATCCGCAATCATCACTTATTACAGATACAACACACTCTGTAAAACACAATCCCACATCTTCTGGTGGTATGTTGAGGGTTGTTGTACCTCCAAATTGATTTACATATACAAATGTACATCCTCCAAATGGAGCTGACTGTAATCTCCAACATTGTCCAAGGGGAAGAGTTGAAGTAGGAGTTAATGTTGGGGTGGGACTTGGAGTTTCGGTATTTGTAGGAGTTTGTGTTGGTGTTTGATTAGTAGGCGTATTTGATGGTGTTACAGGAGGAGTCGAGTCAGGTGTTGGATTTGGTGTCGGCGCTGGTCCACAATCAACTTCGATATCATAGGCATCAGAGGTTGGAGCACCTGGATCTGCAGGTCCGATGAGTATATCAACTGAATATGACTTTGTATTATCGTAAGTAATTGTTGAAAAAAAGTATGAAGTTGGTCCATTCAAGGTTGCTCCCCAAGGTCCGGCGTAGGTTGCGAATCCTATCCATCCAGAATTTTCAACAGGAGTTCCATCGATTCGAACTGTAAAATAATCAGGTCTTTCAACAGAACCAACTGTAATATCAATAGACGACCCATTAGCTAACCCCGTAAAATCCAAGTCATAAACTTGGGTTATTGAATCAAACCCTGTGTATCCACTATTTAAGATTGTACCACAACTCGACATAAAATTTTTTTCTTATAATATAAATAACCAGATTACAGGTTTTTACACATTGAATAATATAGTTTTGTTGAAAACTAAATAAAGTAGTATCCCAATAATATTTATATGTGTATGAAACTTATAAAGACTATCGAAAAAATTATTCAGGAAGCCGAGGAACAATATAACAATGCATGTGATTCTTGTGTTCCAGTTGAAGAATTGGATAAACTTGAAAAGCGCTACAAAGATTCTCTCAAACTCCTCAGATTATATCAGTCTGAAGAAAAAAAGAAACGATAATTTAATCCCAAGTCAATAGATTTTTCTACACACCTTTCATATATTTGTTCAATATGAAAGAACCATTATTAGATTTACATCTATGTAGAGGACTTGGAGACACCATTTGTTCAACCCCATCTCTACGTAAATTATTTTTTGCATACGGTAAAAAAATATCCGTATTAACAGAACACCCTAATATCTTCAAGAATAACAAATACGTTGACAGAATTTTCAATTCAACAGAAATTTCACGGGAAGGGTTACAAGAAGAATTCGAACTTTTAGTCAGTTTTGCCCCTAATTTAGAAAATGAATATAAATTAGGGTTACGTCATAACGTAATGGACATTCGGCAGTTTCACGCATCAGGTTTAGGGTTTCAATTATTACCTGAAGAATGCACTGTAGAATATACTCCAGATGAATGGGAACCAATCGAAAATCTACCTGATAAATTTATCTTAATCCATCCAGTACAAAGTTGGGACTCAAGAACTTGGGACTATGAAAAATGGAAATTATTGACAAACATGTTAAATGATAACGGAATTGCCGTAGTTTCTGTTGGTAAATCTTCAAGTGAGGTTGGATGGCATATGGTTCAAAAACCTGTTTTTGATTTCCCGATTAAATTAGGTCTTAACTTAATGAATCAAACTACTATATCACAAACTTGGTGGTTAATACAAAAAAGTATGGCGTTCGTTACTATGGATTCGGGTCTTCTACATCTTGCGGGCACAACTGACTCTGAAATTATTCAACTTGGAAGTTCAATTAATTGGAAATTACGGGCTCCATTCCGAAATGGGAAACAAGAATATAAACACCACTATGTTGATGGTGATTGTAAAATTGCGTGTGCATCTGATATGAGATACGGTGTGAGAGAATGGGGTTCCATCCGTGGAGTTCCTCCAATCGTTAATTGTTTGGAGAATAAAAAAGAATTTGTTTGTCACCCGAGCGTTTCACAAGTATTCAATAAAGTAAATGAAATTATAAAATTTAGTTAATCCATGAATAATTCAAACACCAATGAAAATATAACAAAATTCGATAAATCATTCGTTTTGTGTTCAACTGAAAACTATTTTGATATTCTTACCGAATGCGTAAAATCTATTAGAGAATTCAGTGAATTACCTGTTATAGTCTATCTCATAAACTCAGACAAACAAGTTGAAGTCTCAAATACCAAAACAATAAGATGGGACTTACAAATTAATGATTTATCGAATGAACTTTATCTTAAAAATAATAATAATTTCTATATTGATAGAAAAAATCCAACAATTTATAAGATTTTAATTCAACGACCACTAGTCATCAAAGATGCCCTATCGAAGTATTCTAACACAGTATGCTACGTCGATAGTGATTCTGTTGCAACTCCATTAATTGATACCATATTCTCATATTTCAAAGAAGACTCGGCATTCCCTTATTTTGTTGAAGGGATATATGAATTTTTGAAATACGATGGTAGAGGTGGTGGAGGCGCGTTGGGAGGTGGATGGTCTGACACTCTCGAGCACAACGCATGCGAACTATTCAATGTTGACCAAACAGTAAGAAAGTTTTATAGACAAACAGGATATTTTGTTGCAGGACAAAACACATATGATTTTTTAGATGAATGGTATTGGATGTGTAATCATCCGAAAATTCTAAACAATATAAGTCATTATGCCCCATACGACGAAGAAACAATCTCAAATGTTTTGCTTTGGAAATATAATATTCAAGAGGGATTACCTTATATCTATGTTAACGGTAGTGTTGAGACCGTGAACAAAATGTATAATGAATTAGAATACAAAGGACCTGGCACATTCAATTTTCATGGAAATTGGTTACGAGTACCTTATTATAAAGAACATCTCTTGTTTTTTCATGGAGAAAAAAATATTGAATTAATGAGAGAGATGGTAAAAGAAATAAAAAAATATAACACCACCTCCGAAGAGATTAGAGAATATCCAAACATAGACCCATCAAAAAATTGGGGAGACATTATTACCAAATTCATTTTGGAACATTTTTCAGGAAAAAAATTAAATGATGAAGATGTTTTTCACTTTGATAGTCGGGGTATAATTCCATTCAAAAATGGAAAAATTATTGGGACGGGTAGTTTAACAAGATTTACCAAACCTAATGATTATGTCTGGGGTACAGGATGTATTGACAATGATAGTATCGGAGATATCCCTAAAAAAATATATGCGGTTCGGGGTCCACAAACAAGAGAAGTTTTGATGAGAAAAGGGTGGGAAGTACCTGAAATATATGGTGATCCAGCATTACTTTTTCCAAAAATATATAACCCAAAAATAGAAAAAAAGTATAAATATGGGTTAATACCCCACTACTCCGATTACACAACTATAGAAGGACTGAGGGTAATTAACAATATTGAAAACTTAGGTATTAAAATTATTAATATAACTTCGGGAATATATGAGTTCATAGATGAACTTTTGGAATGTGAAAACATATTATCATCAAGTTTACATGGGTTAATCGCATCGGATGCATATGGTATTCCTAATCATATCGTCTCAATATCAGATTTAATCCAAGGTGGTGACTTCAAATTCGTAGATTATCACTTGTCAGTAAAAAGAGAATATCATAACCCTATAATTTTAACTAATCAAATTGCATTGGAAGATTTAGAAAAATTGAAATTTGAAATCGGAGATGTTTCAATTGCTGAACAACTATTAGAACACTCTCCTTGGATCGATTCCGACTGCGAATATTTTCCAAAATCTGAACCAAAAAGACTTAGGGTTTTGTATTTAGCTCCTCATCTTTCCACAGGCGGTATGCCCTCTTATTTATTAAAAAGAATCGAATCTATTTCATCCTATTATCCCGACGTAGAATTTTTTCTCGCTGAGTTTTGTCAATATTCAACACTATACACCGTTCAACGAGATAGAATAAAACAAATAATCCCCGAAGAAAGATTTTGGACTATTAACACTTTGGATGACCATACGGTTGAAAACTCTATGAAAGTGATTGACCTTCTCAAAACTCATTTCATAGATATTGTACATGTTGATGAAATGATTGAAGGATTTGATTCTTTCAATAAAGTACCTGACGAACTTAAACATGCCCTCTATGACAACGATAGAACGTGGAGAGTGGTTGAGACATGCCATAACATTTGGTTCGACCCAGGGTCCTCAAAACACTTTCATCCAGATGCGTACGCTTTGTGTACTCCATACCATTTACAAAAGACATTCAAAGGAATGCCATCTCACCAAGAAGTTTTTGAATACCCAATAGAAAATAAATTTAGAACTCGTATAGACCAAGTTAGAGCACAAGAAGAATTAGAGTTAGATATCACAAAGGTACATATTATCAATGTTGGACTTTGGACATCAGGTAAAAATCAAGGTGAGGGAATAGAAATTGCTAGACATTTCGAAAATACAAATGTTGAATTCCATTTCGTGGGAAATCAAGCATCAAACTTTGAAAGTTATTGGGGGCCTTTAATGGCTAATCTACCATCTAATGTAAAAGTTTGGGGAGAAAGAAACGATGTTGAAACATTTATGAAAGCTTCAGATATTTTAATGTTCAATTCAACTTGGGAATGTAATCCTCTTGTGATACGTGAAGCGGCATCGTTGGGGTTGAAAATAATTGCAAGAGATTTACCTCAATATGTCGGAATGTTCAACGGTTTAATCACTCCTCTTACGGACGATTTACTCTCAAATGTAAATTCATTACGCAGATTAATCTCATCAAGTCGGGACTATAAAATTTTAGATGGCATGACTAAAGAATTTGCCGTTAAACATTATAATCTTTATAATTATTTATTAACCCAAGAACCAAGAAAGAAATCTAAAAATAGTACCAAAGTAAACATTAAACAATTTTTCATAAATGAACCATTTTTAGAAATTATCGGAGAAAGTAATAGCGAATATGATATAAAATTCTTTGATGAATTCGATATCTGCCATTATCATAATAAAATAAAAACAAATCATTGGGTTAAATTAAATCGGCAATATTTTACAAAATGGAATACAAAAGTTCTTGAAGATGGGGTTTTAATATATGATGAAACTCTAAATTATGAGGGGAAACGTGTTTTTATAAATTTTGACAGCAGTTCTTTGGGGGATACAATATCATGGATACCTTATGTTTTAGAATTCAAAAATACCCACAAATGCGAGGTAGTTGTTTCAACATATTGGAACCATTTATTCCGTGAAGTGTATCCTGAATTAGAATTTGTTGAACCAGGAAGTGTTGTTTATAATATATTTGGTCAATACAATATTGGATGGTACTATGATATCAAAAAAGAACCCATTACCCCAAACACAATCCCTTTACAACAAGCTGCGACAAACATATTGGGGTTACCATATAAAGAGATTAAACCAAGAATCTCTTATAAAATTATTGAAAGACCTTATGAAGAGAAATATGTAACAATTGCAACCAACTCAACCGCAGGGTGTAAGTTTTGGACAAAAGAGGGATGGCAAGGTCTTATAAATTATCTTCATTCTCTCGGATATAAAGTTATCAATGTATCTAAAGAAGATAATCGATTCGACAACTGTGAAAAAATAAAAGACATTGCGATGGATTATACAATGAATGTAATCCATCACAGTGAATTCTTTATTGGTTTATCAAGTGGACTATCTTGGTTATCTTGGGCAATGGGTAAACACGTTGTAATGATTAGTAATTTCACAGAACCTGACCACGAATTTACCTCTAACTGTACAAGAATTACAAATCCAAATGTTTGCAACGGGTGTTGGAATAGTCCTATATATAAATTCGATAAAGGAGACTGGAATTGGTGTCCAGTCCACAAAGGAACAAACCGACAATTTGAATGTCATACATCAATAACACCAGAAATGGTAATAAATCAAATACAACACTTATTAAAATGAACTTAGAAAACTTTGTTTGGGAACCTAAATGTTATGAAGGATTCCGAGAAACCGTCGAAAAAGAAATTTTCGTGGATAAAATTTATGAAAGATTCTTCGAAGTCGAGGAGGGAGATGTAGTGTTTGATATTGGAGCTAGTCTTGGCCCATTCACCTATTCTATCTTACACAAAAATCCTTCACAGGTTTTTGCCTTTGAACCAAGTTTCGAAGAATTCAAAACATTAGTTTTGAATACAAGACATGGAAATGTTACTCATATTAATAAAGGCATAACCAACGCTATCGGAGAATTTGAATTTTCTGAAGTATTTGATGTTTCAGGTGGCCATAAACTCTATTCAACTACATTCAATAAGGTAATCAAAGATTACAACATCAAAAAAATTGATTTCTTGAAAACTGACTGTGAAACTGGTGAATACGATATTTTCACATTGGAAAATTTATTTTGGATTAAAAATAATGTGAGAAAAATTTCAGGTGAATGGCATTTAAGAGAAGGATGGATGAAAGAAAAGTTCAGAATATTCAGAGATGTTTATTTAAGATTTTTCCCTAATTTCAAAGTTTATTCTTTTGATGGAATTGATATTACTTGGTCAATATGGAATGAAAACTTTATTCCTTATTATAACGAAATTATGATATATATTGATAATAGAAATTAAATCAAATTATTTGGTACATAACTTCTAAAGTTTGTGTATATGTGGTCCATCAAGTTTTTAGCATAAATTTTATTGTGTAAAGGGCCTGGATGAATAAAGTCAACAGCATCATCCACAAATTTACCATATAATCCATCAAACCGATTAAATTCCTCATATATCAGAGGTACTTCATACCATCCATTCCACAACCAATTACACTTCTTGGATTCCAAAAAATATTTTATTAAAAGGTGATTCTTATACCAATTCATAAAATCTGCATAGTCGTTTTGTATTGTAGTTAAACTTTGTTGAACTTCTCTGCCTTCTTCAGTTTCTTCTGTATACCCCCACTGTGAGGTTATCATGAAGGGTTCTAATCCACCGTCTTTAGTATAAAGTTCTCTTCTTTGTGGTGACGTATACATAATCAAGACTAAGTCAGGTTTGATAAAATCGTAATATGTTATCAAACATCTTGATATATAATCATTACTTCTCCCACCCATACCAAAGTTATGATTCACTCCGTTAGGTATTAATTTAGAAAATTGTGCCGGCCATGTTTCATCATTGTTAACCCCGACACCTTCTGTATTTGAATCTCCAATACTCATGATTTTGAACCCTTCCTTTGATACCGAATCTCCCCTAAATCCCAATTCATTATAAGTATAGGTACACAATTTAGTTTTATCAGATCCAGATGTGTCATACGATTGATTAACTTTCTCCGACAAATTCCATTTATAACTTGAAATTTCAAATCCTTCAGGAGTCCAATATTTTAATGTATTCAAAGATGGATAATATGTTTTTTTCATAAAAATTAAATCAATTAAATAATAGTTGATTAATACCAAAAATGTGTGTTTTTTATCACCATATTATTGATTTATGTTATATCACTACCTTGTATTTTCGATATTTTTGTCCATAAGGAAATTTATTTTCATTTAATTCTTCAATACCAATGTAATTAATTAATTTTTTAATTCCATTATTGAAATACAATTCTTCGTAAGAAATTACAAAATTATTTGAATTTTTATATTTCTCGATTTCTTTTTTGATTTCAATTAAATAATTGTCATTACTATCCAATAATAACGATTCATCCAAAAAATATTCTCCTCCCCATTTTTTTGTGTTTATTGACATTAACCAAGACTCTTTTTGTTCAATATAATTTTCTCTAAATAAAATTATAACTTTATCAGAATGTTGGAGTATAGTTTCATAATTTTTATTTGGTTCACAAATTTCTTTAATAACTAAATGTTTTGTCAAATATTTCCACGTATTAAAATCATTGATTTCATTTATAACCACTTCTTTATCTGAATATTTTTTATATTCAGAATTAGTTGTTGGTTCAAGAAGTACGGTACATTCATTATGTTGCCCTAACCAAAATAATAAATTAGTACTTCCAGATCTCGGCTCACTCAATATTGTAATAATCATATTAAAGTTTTAACAGGTGTGATAAATTCTTGTAAATTACTCCAACTATAATTGTTTGGCAAGAAAGAATTAACTTCTTTTATAAATTCGTTATACTCCGGATGAGATTCATTCCAAATTTGTTCTAATAAAAAATCATCTTCACTAAATGTACCCCAATTAGTTATTTTACCGAAAAACACATTTACCTTTTCACCAAAAATAGAATACATTAAATCGTAGAATAACTTCATTTCTTTATAATTTTTTTGTTGGACTACAAACGAAGTTTTTATACTCCTTAAAGTTGGTATTGTAGAGATAAACTTCAAGTTATCTACTAATAAATCCCAATCACCGTTTATTCTTGTTTTTGTTTCATAGGTTTCTTTAGTTCCAGCATCGACACTAATTTCACAACTTTTAACATATTGATGTATGTTTGGCATCGATTCCCACATTTCCTTAGTCCAACGTGTTGCATTAGTATGTAAGTGAATTGTTTTCAATTTTGGCCATTTAGATTTATCAAAATTTCTTAAAAAATCTCTAAAACCAACTGACACAAATGGGTCTCCACTACCCGTTATGTATAGTGTATTAACTTCACTTCCAAATGAGTCTTCAATATCTTGTATATCTTGTTTTACTTTTTTAATTTTTTTGCTATCAGCAATAATCATCTCCAATCTACATGAGGGACACTCAAGGTTACAACTCCTATCCATCGAAAATTGAACTATCTGTGGTGATGTTAATTTACCTTCTTTATGTTTTTCTATTTTTAATTTTAACTCGGGGGTTAGTTTATCTTTATGGTAGATAGGCTGTATTCTACCAACATCACCAAATGTATTTAATTGGTGTAAAAACGGGCATTGTTTATCATCACAATACCTATATGAACCGTCTAATATACTATTTCGAATGTCATTCGCTTCCTCGGAATTCCATGCTTCGTTTGGTTTAGTATCATCAGGTAAAAATTTAGTTAACCAAGATGCACAACATAAAAATCTTTGATGGTCATGAATCTCTAAGGATGTGAATGGAACTTCACAAATATATTTTGATTTTTCAATCATAATGATTCATCGTTCAATAAACCTTTATCACTATACACATAAATTGAATTCAATGTTATACTAGAGATTTATTTAATCCAAAATTATCTATAGATAGCCAAAAAGCCATACTATATCGTATGCCATCCTTAATTTTATTAGCGCAATGATCTATAGACGAATCAAACATTATAACATTCCCGATTTCTTTTGATGAGATAGTAGTTTTACCATTTTGAAAAATGCATAGTTCTCCACCATCATAATCGGTTTCATTTGAAAGTTGTATTATCAAAGTTTTATATCTGTTTGGATATTGTAGGGCAGTATCATTATGTCTTTTTAATTCTTGGCCCTTAATATATTTTAGAATTACAAAAAATTTGGGTAAACTTACAATTCCAAATTCTTTTAATTTCTCCAATATTATATTTGATAAATCATAATTCAAATCTATCACTGACTCAGTCCAAGTTCTATGTTCCGATAGAATTAGAAGTTTACTGTGTTCTCGTTGAAACGATTTATCGTCAGACAATGATTTGAAATAATCACATTCATCTTTATTAAATAATTTTTTTTGAATAACGGCTTGCATCTAATAATATGATATTCTATTCCAAACAAAAAAATTCTATATTAATTTAGTTTCTACTTTTATTGTCTCAGGAATGTAATCGAAATCTCTTATTCCAAATTTTTCTAACAAATTTTCAGGCATTTCAATTACATTTGCAAAATCTAAATAATTTACTGTAAGTTCTTCCCACATATCAATATTATTCATCGAATACAACTTAACAGTATCACCATCCAAAATTACTTTACAATTTGGGGTTCTATTATGATTTATGTATCTACCTAATGGGTTCGTTTCAATCCACCCGTTATAAATTATTCTGTTCTCTTTTGTTATAGTTTCAAACTTAGAGGCACAATTCCCTATATAAGTGTCTTTCACTATTTGACTATTTGATACAATCCCAACACCTCGTGTGTTAAATCTATATCTAAAATATATCATAACTTATATATTAGATTTTCATTTTAATATTTTATTATGAATGTTTTGCAATAAATAATTCAAAAAATTTATTGATTACAACTTGAACTCTTTGTTTTTGTTCAGTTGTCAGTTGAGATGTAGTTCTATTATTTACATCATTTATTGACTTTTTTTTATATAGAGGTGGGTGTTTATCTATATCCATAATTATTTATTTTTATTTATTAAAATTAATTTTATTGAAAAACTGCTTGTCTTTTGAATGTTGTATTAAGTAATTCATTATCTCCTAAACCAGAAACCACAAAATCCTCTACTATAAAATTATGATCACTTTCAAATAAAACATCACCATCTACTTCTAAATTATAAAAATTATCTACATATTGAACATCAAATTCAACTCCCTTAGCTTCACAAATTGGTTTCCATTCTCCGTTATCATAAAATGGATGTAACCTATCGGCGGTCATTCCTTTATATTTAACAACTTCAATTATTGAATTCATTGGGTGTATTAATTTATCAGTCACGACACCTCTTACGTATTTACCATCCTTGTAACTTAAAACATAATCTCCGATTTCGATATCAACAATTTTTTTGAAACTACCATCTTCCATTTTCACTTTAGTTTCAGCCGTAAAACAGATAAGAACTGGTCTAAAATTATGAACTAATACATTATTAGCAAAATATGTATGGTATTTTTCAATTTCTGATAAATTATATACGATTGTGGATTCTTCTATTACATTCATATTAATCAATTTAATATCTCCATTATGTAATTTTACACTATCACCGATTTGTATTTTTTCTACTTCCAGTTTTTTGGCCGGTTTGATTCCGTCAAATGAAATATTATTATATTGTTCTGGTTCACCTAAATAGTTGACCCATCCTTTATCTATAACATAAATTGGATGATCTAATGTTGCTTTCAAAGTACTTCCATCCGAAAATTCATATTCAACAATCTTGTCGATTTTTTTAGAAAAAATATTTAGAACTTTACTAACTTTCGATTCGTTATTTTTCAAATCAAATGACATTACATATTCACCTACAACTACATCTTCAATATTTTTTGTAAGTCCATTTTCTAACAAAATTTGTGTACCCGCAACAAAACAAGGAGAATTATGAGAAACTATCGAATGGATTGAGGTAGATCCATTTATAATATAGGTATCGGTATCTTCAACATCCAGTTCGATATAACTTAAATTATTGTCGGTGGACACATAGAAATTCAATTCATCTATGCCAACCATATTACTATCAATATCGTATAGATAATCTATTCCTGGTTTTATTTTATGTACTTGCTTAAATGAGCTAGTATTAGAATCAGAATCAAAAACCAAAAATGGTTTATTCACTCCACAGAAAAAAGAATCATTATCTACTTTTAATTCGAACATACTATTATATGTTAAATTTTCGATTGCTTTATAAACGACAACCGATGATGTAAGATATGATCCATTTGGTGGTGTGTCAGTTGGAAAAGTAAAATCAAGATTCAACTTGTCTTCAAGAGAACGAGATACATAGTACGATTTCACATAATCTCCGACAACAAATTCTGATATCGGTTTATAAGTGTTTTCGTCAGTTAAAATTTCATGAGTTGATAATATTCCTGAAGAATCACCCCTGAATAAGTTAGTTGCAAACTCGTAGTAATGGAAATCAGGAATTTTGTTTGTGTAGTTGTTCTCAACTATTTCAGATGTTAAATCAATTGGTAAATCGAATATTGAACTAATTTTGTAAGTGTGTAAAGTTACTACTTCCAAATTAGACCCATACACTATTCCAAAAAATCTATATGATGTTATGTGATTGTTTACATCAACACTAGATGGGTGAAAGTGATATTGTTCTATCAATTTATCTTCTGTATCATTTTCACTAATAAAGTTGTTCCACCGGTCTTCGACTGATTCATTTTCATTTTGAGAACCTATTTTGAAGAAATCAATTGGATTGTGTGATTCATCTACATCTTTTATAGTAGCATCGGGTATATTATTTGGATTTATCTCCTTTGTAAGAGTATTTTTTACTCCCGATGATGATGAATGATAATATCCAACACAATAATCATTTATGGAATTATCAGTAAATAAATTGAACACATTCAATCTATTTTTACAATATTCACTATCAAATAAAGCGGATTCATCATACGCTAATCTTAAAATAAATCTATTATCAGAATTTGTAACTTGCGTTGGATATATTGTAGTATTATCTTCTTTATGTAAGTTTACAGGAATTTCAAGTGATAGAGAAGATAATAATTGGTTTACAAAATATTCATGGAGATCCGGTTTATATATGATATCTAGTTCAGAAATATTATTATCCTCTAACATTTGTTCGAACTGAGAAAAATCGAAATTTTGTAATTCTTGTTTAATAAATCCTGTATCAGTGTTTAATTCTAACAATCTCAAATTGCCATCTGAGTCTTTGACAAAGTCAGCCGAAAATAAGGTTCCTTTCATAATATTTTTTGTTCAATTATAAATATAGAAAAAATTTTTATACATAGTGCATTTATCTATATTGAATTTTTCTTTCTATCAATCGTATTTTTATCGAAAAACGCGATTAAAGACCATCTTTCTCCATAGGTTACTTCTTTAACTTCATGAACCTTAGTACCGTAGAATGTATATATACTTCCAGTAATTTTAGGTAAGATAATTTTTGGTTCATAACATATGAGTTCCCCACCTCCGTAATCATCATTAAGGCAAACCCCTACGTTATATTCACTCCTTTTATCTATATGAGGTTCAAACTTGTTTCCAGTTTGAACATTTTGTAAATGAATCAAACTTAGAGGTTGTTTTAAGACTATATTTGTATTTTGTTCGAGATAAGTTAATAATCTTTCGAAAATCCACTCAGTCATTTCATTCCTTTCTAAATGCCATGCTGAATATATGGTCTGATTACCCTCCCACCATTCACTTGATAAATGTTTTTCAAAAACATTTGACAGTGAAATAATTTTAGCACATTCATCAGTTGTAAATCTAATTACTCCCATATAAATTCATATTATCTAATAATCAAATTTAATGGTTGTAAATAAAAGGATCTCTTTTTTTCAACTCTTCGATTTTCTTCTTTAATTCTTTTTTCCGTTTGCGATCTTTGATTTTTTTCAAAAACCAATCAATAATTGTTTTCATAGTATTTTGTGTATTATATAATTATCCAAAACTAACAGATCTAAGTCAGTGTCCTTGAAGGTTTCTATCGCATCACACGGAGTCAGTACCATTGTTTTATCTTTGATGTTAAAGGATGTATTCAATATAATTGGGTATCCGCTTAGTTTTTCAAACTCAGTTAATAAATCGTGAATAACAGTATTTTTATAGACAGTTTGAATCCTTGAGGTTCCGTCCACATGAACAACCGCTAATAATTTATCAACATATTCTTCTCTAACTTTAACAATTTGATTCATGTATGGAACATCATCAATCGTATGAAAAAACTTATGTTGTTTTTCTTTCGTGACCATAGGAGCAAAAGGACGAAATCCTTCTCTTTTCTTAATCAATCTATTAATTCTGGATTTCATATCAGGAACTGTAGGGTCGGCTAAAATAGACCTATGTCCTAATGCTCTTGCTCCGAATTCGATTCTATCTCTATACCACCCAACTACTTTACCCTCATGTATTTTTTCTGCAACGTATTTTATTAATCTATTGTAATCGTGAATTTCAAAAAAGTTCAAATTTTTAATGTGACCCAAATAAAATTCAACATCGTACTTTGGTCCCAAAAAAGGATTCTTGGTAACTCTTTTTGTTAATTTTTTATTTTGTACAAGGTAATGAATACAAGCGCCAACACAGGATCCAGCGTCAGATGGAGCAACTGGTATCCAAATTTTTTCAAAATCCGAATTGGATACTATCTTCCCATTCGCAGTACCATTATATGCCGAACCACCTCCTAAGCATAGATTATTACTACCAAGATTTTTCAAACTTCTGATAATATCGAATAAAACTTCTTCGTATCTTAGTTGAACTGCCGCTGCTAAATTTTGATGAATTGTAGTAATTTCTTCTTCAGTTAATCTTGGTGAAATCCCTAAATGCTCTATTAGTTTTTCGTTGAACATCAATTTTTCTGACTTATCCCAACAAAAAACATTCATATCACAGATTAATTCTCCCTCTTTGAATTCTATTAAACTTCTAACTTTTTCAATATACTCTTGCGGGTCTCCGTATGATGCTAATCCCATTAATTTATATTCCCCCTCATTTGGTTTGAACCCCAAATAAGAAGTCATTGTAGAATAATAAAGACCTAATGAATGTGGATATTTCCCCAAATCATGATATTCAATTCCATCATCATCCGCTAACCCAAAAGACAAGGTATCAATTTCACCAACACCATCAATAGACAAACAGATAGCCCTTTCAAAATCGGAAGTGAAAAAAGAATAATACTGATGAGCCAAATGGTGTTCGGAGTAAAATACTCTTCCCTTAAATGGTCTCAAATGTTTATTTACATCTGAGATATTTTTCAAGATTTTAACTAAAGATTTCAAAGAATATTTTGGTGATCTAAAAAAGTTTTTCTTGATGTTACTCAATACTCTTTTTAGTTTCAGATTGAGGTCCTCATAATAACACACCATTTCAATATCATCATAAGTTATACTATAATGACTAAAGATGTATTCAATTGTATTAATTGGAAAAGAACTATCATGTTTAATTCCCGTAAATTTTTCCTCTTCACAAGCAAACACCAACTCCCCGTCTTTGAATAGACAGGCGGATGAATCGTGATAAAAAGATGAAATGCCAAGTACGTACATTATGAATTGTATTTTTCGGGATATTCATTAATTAAGGTTATCCCTCCCTCATTTATTGCGTGGCCATAAGCGGTTTTAACATCATCCGCAGTCAAACAATCAAAGAATTTTATTGTGTGAGTTATTGACTGAAACTCTTTGAAATAATTATTTCTGTGTTGAGGGCCTGGATTCAAAGGTATTTCCGATCCTTTACCGACTCTAATAATCATATTTGGTTTCCACTGACCATTACTCATTAATTCCATCTTATCAACATGGTTTATTAATTGATTAGCAGCGCAAATCAAAAAGTCCCATCTCGGATAAAATGTAATCACAAATTTCCCTGTCATTGCCATACCCAAAGACATTCCCATTTGAGAATCTTCCATCACCGGTAATTCAATCATTTTTTCTTTTGGAACATCGACCAAAGTTGAACTCATCGGGTTTCCCGGAAATAATATCTGTTGCCCAAGAAAAATAGTATTATCCATTTTTCCTAACTTTGTCATTGCGATTGTTAATGAATCTTTGTATTCCATTATATTAAACTTTTGAAAAACTTGTAATCGGTATCATCTTGTAATATACTTGTAACTTTTTTCTTATTAAGTTCAAATCTTTCCTGATTATTTTTATAAAAATTAATTATTTCGTCTTTGATAGAATTTAATCTTTTCACTTCATCAACAAACATAAAAATCCGTTTTCTCGGGTCTTTTTCATTGTCATAAGAATAATCAATAATATCCTCAAACAAATCAAAATCATATCTTTCTTTCAAGAACTTATTATGTTCAAAATTAGCCAATATCAAAGGAATTTGAGAATAATAAATTGGCATCAATGATTTTTCCGTAATATGAATTACATCTGTGGATATGTAACCAGTTTCGGTAACAATATTAACATATGAATTTCTATAAGGATTCATTTCATATGTTTTATAAAAGTCAATGAAGTAAGGTGGTTGGTCAACTCTATATTCTTCTTCAAACCTACTTTTTTTAACCCCTGATTTTTGAAGAAATAATATTTCATTATAATATTCTTTGAAGTCGTCTCTATCAAAAACTTCAAAAAATAAATTGAATGATGGTGTTCCATCTGGATCGGAGAATCGTTCATTCAATTCATTACCACGTAACATTGTCCAATCAACTTCATCTAATATCCCTTCTCTTTTCAGTAACGCCAACAGAGACACTCTATGTGGTTTTAACATTCTGTTATAGCACATAAAAAATGATTCTTTGTCTTTTTGAAATTCGTACTTGAATGAGGTCATTCCTTCGACCGCCACATAAGGTAACCTATTTGAAGTATGTCCAACAACTTTACTATCTAACTCATTGATTAATTTTTTTATTTTCTGATTTCCATTGATTGCAATTACCTGATTCGAATTAATCGATTCTTCATTACAATATTTTTCAATAAGTTTTATTACGTTTCCATTGTCGGACTCATGTTCCGCTAAAATAACAAGAAAGCAATTGGAGTACGATTTCATTAACTCTTTTACTTTTGAGGACGCAGGAAGTGATTGGAAATTTTCCATATAAGTTCCTGTTATTGTAAATGAATAATATTTTTGTTCGGAGTCAATCTCAAAATTATTAATATCAATCATTTTAATCTCGTCAACTTTGTTAGCAGTCAAAGTGTTAAAAATATGTTCCTTTTCGTTTTCGATATTACTATCAAACAATAAATTAAAATACTTCATAATCTTCAATTAAAATACAACCCACTTACCTGTTCCATAATGAGGCCAATGTTTTTCATATTCGTAATAAACCACATCATTCGGGACCTCTAATTTTTTACCCCATGTCTCGATTGTTGGGGTATTTGTAGAAACTCCATTATCTTCAACAACAAATCTAACAGGTAACTCAAAGTTTTTTATATATTTGTAGTTTTCCATAAAAGTACCTGTCTCAAAAGTCATGTCCCCAATGAAACACCAAACGATATCATTCTTATTATCTCGTTTATTGGACATTGCAACACCAGTCGCAATTGGAATTATTCCACCAACAATCGCAGAACTATAAAATTTTTTTTCTCTATTAATGATACTAATGGATCTTCCATCCAAAATTTCTGATTCTAACCAATCAGGTGATACTCCTTTAAGTAAAGCATGATAATGAGACCTCCATGTTGAAAATACCCAATCATTCTCTGAAATTCTTTTGAAGATTTCAATAAGATGTTTTTCATTACCTCCACTTAAATGAACAGGACCTCGTATTTTACCAGTTTCCCAACTTTCAACTATTTTATTTTCAAAATGAATAAGTTCTTCTTCATTCCAGTTGTGTTCTCTAACTATTGGATACTGTTCTAAATTTTTTATCATGGTATTCTGAAGAATTTTGAAATTACTTATTAAATGATACTATACTGAATCTTGGTGTTTTAGCATAATCTTGGACAGTGCTAACAAAGTGTGGTTGTCTGAAAACTTTATTATTCAAGAGTACAACTCTATTGAATTTAGGGAAAATTTGTTGATTAAACTCTTCATCTACCTCAGAACAAATGTTAAGAATACCACCCCAGTCCCAAATCCATTCTTTGTTTACATAATAGATTAAATTAATTTTTCCTGCGTAGTCGTCCATATGCATCCTGTAATGGTCACCACTATCAAGTTTATAACATCTAATGTCAAATTGATTCAAGATAAATGGTGATACTTTTTCAAGGGTATCAACAAAGTAATCTTCGAATATTTTCGATATGTAATCATCTTTCTCTAAATCAGAAGACCTACTAAAACTTGAAGTATAAACTTCTGTTTCATTTGGTAGTGTGGGTGACTCGGTTTTGAATACGTGTGAATAATGGTTTTCTCTTTTCTGTAAGTTTTTTTCCCACGTGCTCGCATTAACAAATAACTCATGTAAATTATTCGCATAATCATTGGGCAAAAAATTATCGATTACAGAATATCCCTGTTCGTTCAATTCCTGTGTAACTCTATCTAACATATTACTTAGTTTACTCCCAACTGATACCCCAATCCTTAAACTCCGCAGCCAAACAATCAGTTTTATAGTCTTTTCTACCACCTACAATTTCTTGTATTCTATTTTTTGCGGTATTACGAACTCCGTTTAATCCGTGTGTCAACTCCAAATTATTACCTTCTTTGATTCCCTTACGATAGTTGGACTCGTTGTGCCAAATGTGTAAGTTTGTTTGGGCTAAAACAACAATAGACCTCACGGTCTTTGCGTCAATAACACCATTATGTTCTTTAAGAATCAAATCAATGTCGTGTTCGATGTCTCTAATTTCTTGAGCATATTCCTCTTTGTGTTCGGGAATAAAAACTTCTTTTAATTGTGAAATACTGAGTCTATCAATTAACTCGGCAAGTGTTGGCAAGTATTTTCTCTTCTCCATATTATCTGTTCAAAAATTTTCGTCCTTTATTTATTCTTTCTCTCCAATATTCTAATAGGTCATCCATTGTTTGATTGAAGTCTATTTTGGGCTCCCACCCAGTCATTTCTCTGAATTTAGTTGTATCAGGTATTTGTAAATCCGCATCTATGGGCCGTAATCTATTTTGGTCAACTACTACTTCTATATTCTTAACCGTAGATTTTGATAATAGATAATTCAACGTATCACCAACTTTACAAGTATAAGACCCACCAATATTATAATATGCACCAGCAGATGGATTAATATTTAATAACATCCAATATGCTCTGACAGCATCCCTAACATCGGCGTATGTCCTAAGTGAGTCCAAATTACCCACAAATATTTTTGGTTCTTGTAACCCATATTCTATCATCGCAATTTGTTTTGCAAATGTAGATTCATGAAATACATCTCCTCTCCTTGGACCTGTATGTGTAAACATTCTAGTTGTCATCACCTTCATACTATAAGCCTCCCCATAATACCGACCAATCAAATCGGTACCCACCTTAGATATTGCATAGGGTGAGGCGGGATGTAATGAACATTCTTCATTGATAGGTAATTTATCTTTACTAACCCTACCAAAAATCTCACTTGACGCACATACATGTATGAAAGCATCTTTATACTGAGATTTTCTAAGAGCTTCTAATAAATTTGCAGTACCAATTATATTTGTTTGTAATGTTTCGATTGGAGAATCAAAACTGGTTTGGGGATAGGATTGAGCCCCAAGATGAAAAACATAATCGGGTTTAGATATATCAATCGCGTTAACAATAGAACTAAAGTCATTCAAATCTCCATAGATTAATTTAATTCTATCACCAGTATTAATAATATCTGTCAAATGTTCTATGTTATCCATAGACTCATTCCATCGACAAAATCCATATATTTTTACATTTGGTTTTTCCAAAAGAAAATCAACCATATGAGATCCGACCATCCCTAAAACACCTGTGATTAATACATTCATTGATATATTTCTTTGAAAATTTTTTCAGTTAAACTCCAGTTATCCGGTAATCCAAACGATCCATTATAATTACTATCAAAGTCCCGAAGTAATATTTTATATTCATCTTTGTTTTCTTTGATTATAGTTTTTAACTGATTTGGAATATACTCATCATTATAAACAATTCCCGTCGCCGTGTCAATATTTGACTGTGATAAACCCATCACGCTATCTCGGACTTCCCCAAAATTTTTGTTTTTTATCGAGTACAGATTATCGATTATCCCAAAACATCTTGAAGAGATTAAACTAGCCTTATCAAATTCATAATCAAAAATATCCCCATATAATCCAAAGTTATACTTATATAAATTGGTATTTTGGCCTTTAGCCCCCAATACTAAAAAAGGTTTACCGAATAAAATACTCCTAAATGTTTTTTCAGTATGAAACATAAATTCTGTAGTCAATTCAGGAAATTCATGATGGTGCGTAAGGTACGGGTAAGTTTCCGTAACAATATCAATTAAATTAGGAGCATTCAGTAATTTTTCTGAAAATACACGTTTAGGAGCATCGTCGGGTAAATCATAAAAGTCATCGAATGATAACTTCCTTGGTGTGAAATACTTGAAATGCCATGTATCGAAATCAGAATGTTGCCACGTATTTATCCCATAATCGAACAATTCGAATTTATATAAATAATCCAATAATTTAGCCCTATGGCTCCTTTCATGGTTATTTAGGTTCAGATAAAGTTTATCAATTGGTCTATATTGATTAAATAACTCCGAAGGGGTTTTACCATAAAAATTGACCATTCCATAAAATGTGTAATGAAGTAATACTGTAGGCCAAAATAAAACTTCAAAGTTTTTTAGTGGATTTGTTTTAATATTTGAATATGCGTTACTATAATCACATCCAACAAGTAAGTAACACTTAATATTATTTTTTACCAAAGTATCTTCAAAATTTTGGAAATCTTCAGAATGATTTGGATTATTTACATAATCGTGAGTTAGATAACTTATAAATCTTTCGTCGACTGCTTCCCAAGGATGCCAAACTATTGCATGACTCTCAGGTTTTATTTCATCTATCAGATTACTTATCTCTCTAATATCAGTATAACTTCCAGAGGGATTAATTAATAAAACACTTTTATGAAACCTATAATCAATCATGACCCTTAAACCAATGAATTGTTTTAGTTATTCCTTCTTTGAAAGAATATTCCGGAGTAAACCCGAGTTCCGTGTTTATTCTTTCCGTACTCACCGCTCTGAAAGGGATTGTCGTTGGCTTAGAATCGTCCCAAATTACATCAGGATTTAATTCACTTACTTCTATAATTGTATCAACAATTTCACCAATAGTAATACCTCCACCATACCCCAAATTATAAGGCCTCATGGGTTCTCCTTTCTCAAGAATCAAAAGGCCACCTTTGACCACATCTTTCACATATAAAAAGTCTCTGACAACATCAGGTGACCCCCACACTACAAAAGGATTTTCACCACTCAATAATCGTTTTATTAATGCCGGTACAACGTGACACGTTTTCAAATCAAAATTGTCGTAAGGCCCAAATATTGCAGTACCTCTTGCGATACAGATTTCCATATCACCTAATCGTGACACATGTTCCATTAATTTTTCTCTGTATCTTCTCATCCATCCATAACCATAATAAGATTTATAGGGTTCATCGACCCAAAACTCATCTTCAGTTAATGGTCTTCTAATGTCAGGATATCCTGTAGAACTGTTAAGGTCTAAAAATCGTTTTACTTTTGATTTGTACGATGCTTCTAACACATTTCCAATTATTTGGATTTGTTTCAATGAAATTTGTACATCAGTTGGTACTGTGGAAGGATGAGCAATTTGTCCCGCACAATGAATTACATAATCACAACCTTCAACAAGTTTGAAACAATCTTCTAACTTTGTTAGGTCTAAATTTTCATGAACAATGATACTCTCATTCGTATATTGTAATGGAGATTTGTGAGTATGAGTAATAACTTTTGCACCTTGTTTGACAAGTTCAATTAAATAATGAGTACCAATGAATCCGGATCCACCAGTTACTACAACCTTTTTATCTTTGAAAAATTCACTCATATCAATGGTTCACAAATGGATTATATCGTTTATCTAAAATGTCTTTGTTGTTCAAAAACCACTCTGTAGTTTTTTTAACACCCTCTTCCAATGAAGTATGACTTTTGAACCCATATTTGTTCATCTTATTCATACTCATCAATCTTTGTTTATCTCCACTCGGTACATCGGTATACCACTTAACATCAATATCTTTTCCTGAATATTTGATGACTAATTCAACAAGTTCTTTAATTGAATTACCTTCTCCAGAACCCAAGTTAACAGGTTCAGTGATTTTATTTTCAACAGTAAAAATCATACCTTCTGCAACATCTTCAGCATAAATAAAATCTCGAATTGGAGACCCATCTCCAAAAACATCTAAAACATCGTTCTCCTGAGCTTTACGTATCAATGAAGGTACAACCATCGCATTATCAGGATTAAAGTTGTCATACGGTCCATAAACGTTTGCAGGTCTAACTATTGATATCCTATCCCACCCGTATTGTTTTTTATAGGTTTCAGTTTGTAATTCTCCAATTCTTTTCGCCCACCCCG